TCCTGATCAACCAGGTATCATCTTCGTACCTTACTTAATGGCTCAGTCAATCAGTATCATCTCTGAAGCTACATTCGCTCCACGTATGTTGTTAAGATCTAGATACGCAGTTGCTGAAGTGGGTTGGTATCCTCAAAAGCAGTATATGACAATTAAAGTGTCTGATACTCCTGGATTACTTAACTAATCTATAGTAATGATAAAAAACAAACCCTCTCAATTGAGAGGGTTTGTTTTTTTTAAAAAAATCAAATAGTGAAGGAAATCACTTTTTTATTTTAATATATAAAAGAAAAATATTTAATATTATGTCAAGACCTTACATCCACATCACTTCGGCTACGTATTCAGCGAACGTATTAACTGTGAACTACCAAGCTTTTCACGTAAGAGGAGGAGGACCAGCTACACTTAGTGGACTTACTAATAGTGTGAATTTTACCATATTAGGAACTACATTAGATGGAACTGAGTCTGTTACTTTCTCAAGAACTGCTATTGGCGGTACTCCATCTGGTGCTAAAAATTTAGTTATTAGTTTCCCAGAATTGGGTTATAATACCGGAATTTTCCCAGATAGTGGAGATTCAGTAACTTTCTAAATTTAGAATAAAAGTCCTTATAATATAAGGACTTTTTTGTTTTAAACAGCTATTTCTAAATTAGAGTTTAACTTCTTAATACCATCTATGTTATGTATCTCGAAGTCATCTATTGTGAAATCGTAAAAGTTTTTATCAGATTTCAATGAAATATATGGTTGATTAGTTAGACCACGTCTATCTAATATTTCATTTAATGCCTCAAAATGTCTATCATAAACATGAAGATTTTGAACAAAATGACAGAATTTACCAATTTTATATCCTAAGTGGGATGCAAACATCATTTGTAATGCAACATATTGAATCTTATTGATATACCCAGCCATTATATAATCATTACTTCTTTGAATTAATGTTAAATCTAAATAGAAATCACTATCTATTTTTCTAACTGACCAATGTGTCTCAAATGCGCAAGGATGTAATCCTTTTGTTTCTTCCATATCTGACTCTTGATACATATTAATAATATGTCTTCTTGAAAATGGATCTTCTTTTAATGAGGTTAGTCTTTTATTTACCAAGTCATATCTTTTAATTGTAGCACCATATCTTTGACCAATGGTTCCATCTCCAATATTCCACTCATCCCACCAATTAATACCCATTTCTCTGGCAACTTCTAATGAATTTGATTGTTTTTGATAAATCCAAAGTATTTCTTTAATTCCGGTTTTAATTGCAGTATTTCTCAATGTAGTAATTGGAAACTCACCTTTTGATAAGTCATATTCCTCAAATACTTGAGTAATGAATCTTGAGTGAGCTGGGTTTCCATCAGACCATTTTGGTCTTGGATTTTCATCAAATGTTCCATCACTCATAATATTTACAAGATTCTGAATGTAGTATTTATCTGCTTTGATCATTTTAATAATATGTCTAATTTTTTCTCTCTTAAATAAGGTTTTAAGAAGCTATTATATTCTATATCAGGTAAGTGAAAAAGATTATAGTTTCCTTTTAATTTTACCATATTACAGCTTCTTTTTGGGTAATTTCTTTCTTCCAATATATCAACAGTGATAAATTTATCACAATTTAGTGATAATATATCATCCCAATTATCTAAGTAATCTATATCATCTATGAAAAGAATATCTAGTTTACCTGCTTTTATCTTTTCTTTTTTGAGGTCTAAAATGTAATTTCTATTTACAATATTATTTGGGTAAATATCATATGAAATTCCTCTTTCTAAATTCGGTAAACTCTCTGATGTTAGTGAATAAAAATCTATTTTATAACCACCTTTTCTATATAAATCATTGGCTAATCTTGTTATAAATTCAGTTTTACCCTCACCTCTATCACTATAAATAAAGTTATTTTCCACGTTTTTTCTTAATTTCATATGGACAATAGTCCTTCCATTTCTCATCAAACCAGAATGTTCTACCGGTTTTATCGGTACAAGCCAATCCCTTTTGATAAAATACCCATTTTTTAAATTCAGTAGAGTCGGTATCAAATGGTGATTTCCAATCTTTGAGTTGCCCTCCGTTCAATTCATAAGATTTAAGAGGAACATCCTTACACAAATTAAGTACTTTATCGGAATTTTGTAATATAGTTCTTGCTTTTTCAAATGGATTTACATCAGCATAGAACATTATGGTACTTCTGATATAGTTACCAATTCCATTAAAATACTCTTGATTAAGTAAAGCTTCGCAGATAGGTTTATCAAAAGCTTTATTGTCTATATTTTTGTAGATATTTGACTTAAAATCATCAAACTCTTTAGTTGGATCTGGTCCTCTTTTAGTTCCTGTGAATGGTTTACCTACTGAATATTTTGGTCCCATAAACCCACCATATAATAATAGTGAATGTCCGGTTTCATCATCTAATCTAAGTCGAGTGAATTTAGTATCATTCCAATTTTCTGTTGAAATATATTTCCAATTACCACTCATTCCCATAAAAACATGAATAGGTAAATCATCAATGAATAGTAATAATTCCTTACCTCTTGAATCGGATTTTATAACAAATTCTTTATCAAGAAATTGTGTAGGAACATTTCCTTTTTCAACGTGAAAGGCTTTATTAAATTTGTTCTTGGAATTCTGATTAATAAAATCAGACATTATTCTAACTTCCGAAATCTCTGGCATAGTCATGATATAAAAAGAGTTCAAGTTTGTTTACTTGAACTCTATTATTTCATGCTCATTGAGTGGTCTACGAGGTTCGTTAGAAATTATCTCAAATCTCTTACATTGTTCGGTAATGTATTCAGAGTGAGCTATGTATTTTTCATTAGCGTGTCCTAATGTTAAGTGTAATCCAAAGTATGGATCTCTACTTAAACCCATAAGTTCTCTTATAGACTCTGCTTCTGGACAGTGAACTCTCAACCACCAATGCTCACCATTAGATCTTGGTTCGGTTTCTATGTAGAAATTTATTTCTTTACCATTAAAAAGAGGAGCAAATTGGTCAAATATACCTTTTTCAAATTTATCATTGATAAAAGTAACGTGAGTACCTCTAAGATTCTTATTTAATTCTAGATTGAATCTTTTCTTTAAAAACCAAGCATAGTATCGGTCTAAGTCACAATCAGTTTTGATGATAGCAACTCTTTTCCAAGAGGATTGATTTCTGTGTTTTCTGGTCACATCCTCTGGACTAAATTCTAATATGCCTCTTATCTTGATAACCATACTACAAATATATGGAAAATTTTTGGAATTTCCAAGGTTAAACTCTTAATATATACTTTTACAAAAATAAAAAGTAAATATGCAAAGCGATAATGAAAAATTAATTAAATCAACTAACAATTTATCAACTGATGATGTTAATATGTTGAGAGAGAAATTTATTTCCGAATATGCAAGAAAGAAAGGTTGGGATAAAACTAATTTAAGTCCTAATCAACTATTGGAGATTGTAGAACAAAAAGGATATAAAAATCCAGGTATTATTCTTAGTTAATCTCTGATAGTATCAGATTGAGAGGCTTGTTTTTAAGTATTGCTTTAACTCCAGAATTTAAGGCACCTTCATAATCAGATCTCTGACTATCCCCAATCATAAGTAATTGTTTAGGTTGTAAACCGCTATGTTTTATGACCATTTCAAAGGCTTCGGGTTGGGGTTTTCTGTATCCAATATCACAGGAAAAGAATATCTTATCAAAGTATTTATCAATACCTAAATTAAACACACACTCTTTATATGGAGTAGCAATATTTGATAATAGATAAAGTTTATACTTTTTAGATAGTGTCTCTAATACTTGAATAGTATCATCAAATAAGTGTGTTGACTCAATTTCTAATTTTATATCATGTTCTAATTGTGATGTATATACAAATTGGCCTGGTTTTATTTCTTCTACAATCTCTTGTAGATATGAATAATTTTTGGTCATGACTTTATCCGCCCAATAGTTCATTTCTTCTTTGGTTAGACCTATATTCTTAAATAAGTTTAGATAAGGTCTAGCTTTATACTCGGAGTATAATAAAGTACCATATAAGTCAAGTATAATAGATTTAGTTTGCATACTCGGCGATTTTTGATAGTTTTGTATAGTCTTTACCTAATTTAACATTAGACTTCAAATGTGAATATGGTATATATTGTAGTTCGGGAATAAAATTTATTAAATCCTGTCTATTTCCTATAAAATCATATGACTCATGCTCTTGACAATAACAAGAAGTGCCATCCCAAATTATTAACTTTGGTGTATATCCTTTTTGTAACAACATCTTGTTGATTAAGTCTTTTTCACACTCTATCCAAGTTTTAGATATATACATTTTTTTAGTAACACTATCTTCTGAGATATATGTAAATACACTTTCTGTATATTCATCATCAAGAACTTCAACTTCATCTTCTTCCCAGATGCCACAATCATCATCACCTGGTTGTCTGAATATAGGAAGAGATTCCCAATCAATTTTAACAACGGCTCTACACAATCTAGATAAAAATTCAATATCTTGTATCTCATTGGTTGTGTGTTCATTCCAATATCCAACTGATATGTTTGTACATTCATGAACTAAATCAACAAATTGTGCTGAATCCGTTAATATGCCAGTATCATCTGGTTCCATTTCTAATCCTAGACCGGTTGAATTTAGTTCATCGGCTAATGCTTGAGCAAATTCATCTGAACAACATCTACCACAAAACTGTTCGGTAATAATTGATTTGGTGCCTCTTCGGTCAAATGAGACTACTTTTGTAATGTTCATCCAATCAAAAGTCATTGATAAGTTTGAGCTACCAATACACCCAACTTCCTCACCTATAAAAAAATAATATAGTCCTGGTACTTTTTTCTCAATCATATAGAGTAGAACGGTCATTCCGGCTTTATCATCAGCACCTAAGATGGTTGAGCCATCAGTCATTATCAGATTATCTGTTTGAACGTGTTTAACAGGCTTATCATATTTACAAGCCGTATCTAAGTGGCAAGTAAACATAGTGGTGAAATTATCACCAATTGTCATAAAATAGTTACCATGTTGGTCTTTACTTATTCCTTTTGGTAGAAATTTTCTAATTTTAGATTCTGTTCCATATGGAACTGTCTGACTGGTCAATTGTAGGAACTTTCTTCTAACTCTCATTTATAGAATTGTTATGTATATAAAACAAAGATAAGGATAATTTTTTAATCCTGGTCATTATCATCTAAAAAAATATCAATTTTCTTATCTCGTATATAAGATTTCTTATACTGACTCACTGTAAACTCTTCGTCGGTGTTGATATTTTTAATTAGATATTTATCTGATATTGAACCGAAATCAACAGATGCGATTGGATTTGAAAATCTTTTAAGATTTGATGTTAAGTAGTCTGGATTATCTTTAACCTCATAGAAGTTTCTAATGTAACTACCGGAGTTATCTAACAAAATATCTGATTTGGATTTTGGCGTTACTATGAAAACTATAAGATTTAAACTTGTTAGAAAATTGAAAAAGTCAGTATAATTCTTTAATTTATAGTTAAGGTGAACTACTAACATTTCAACTCTAAAGAGATTCTTTTTAACTTGTTCTTTAAAGTTATCTTCTGTTGGTGATAATCCAAATTTATCTTTACCAAAAGAGAAAGTTAAAACTGTGTATTCTTCTGATAAAAAGTTAGTCAGACTGGATAAACATAGTTCAATTTGGTTATCATTTGATATAAATAAACTTAGTCCTTTGGATAAATCAATCATATAATTATATATAAACAGCAAATATAGGTTATTTATTTGAATATATCAAACAAAATTCAAATATCATTATATAAATAAAAAATAAAAAAATTGCATGCAAAATACTTATATCCCCAAGTTTACATATATAATTCCATTTAAGTATAGGCCTGATAGAATTATTTCTCTAAGAAGAGTAATTGATTGGCTTTCTGGCTTTCAAGGTGTGGATGTTATTGTTGTTGAACAGGATAAACATTCTAAAATTAAAAATTTAAATCTAAGAGCCTCTCATATTTTCATTGAGAGTGAAGTTCCATTTAATAAATCTTGGGCTTATAATGTTGGATTGAGAAGAGCGATGTCGCCGGTTGTTATATTTGGTGATGCTGATTTTATTATGAACCCAGATGATTTAATTGCTTCATTACAATCTTTGGATAATTGTGATTGTGTTATTCCAACTACAAATATTATCAATTTAACTCCACAAGAATCTGTTATTGATATAAATAATATCTTGAATATTAAGAGACCTGGGTTTAAGAATAGCATGGTTGATGGTATATCTCTTTTTAAAAAAGAATCTATATTTAAAATTGGTGGATGGAATGAAGATTTTATCGGAATTGGATATGAGAATAAATTTCAAGATATGAAAATAATGAAAATGTTAAACTACAAACAGATGGAGTTTAATGGGTATCACTTTGGTCATAGTAAGGAACCCTTAGATACTTCACTTGAAGAAAGAAATAAAAAAATTTATGATTTCTATCAAGATGGTGATGTCAATAAATTACAAGGTCATATTAATATTATGGTTCCAAAAATTGGAATGATTAATAAATATCAATAAAAGAAAAAGAGAGTTAAATTAATTTAACTCTTTTTTTTATTTACATTCTACTCTTATTTTCTCATATTTTATAAGTAATTTAAACATTTTTTCATATTCTGATTCAATGTTAATTACTTGTCTTTGTATCCATTTATTATTATTAAAGAACTCAACAACCATTCCGTTTTTTAGGTCTTCTTTTTTCTTTGGGAAAAAGTATCTTTTCTTTTCTACAAATGAAAAAGAAACACCGTTATATAGATAAGTTTTATTTTTTAAGTCGGAGTCATAAATGGCAACACTCATTGGTTTTTCTGTTCCGGTAGATTCTACTTTTGTTGCTATTTCATCGCCTTTATATTTAACTATAACAGCATCTTGGTCAAATTTATCCATTAAATAAATCGCATCAAATCTTAGAGAATCATTATCATCATTAGAGCTTATTGCAATAAAAGATTTTTCATATTTATTCTCATAATATCCGGTTACTGGTATTATGGTATAATCTTTAGAGTATAAAATACTACAAACCTTCTCACAATTTAAATTATTATCTGAAGGTAGATTATCACTTTTTTCTGGTGATATGAGTAAGTAGGAAATATTTGGATCTGATAGGTTAAACATATCAGGTATATATTAAAAAAGATAACCTTATTTGGTTATCTCTTTAACGTCAAAAATATCTATGATATTTTTCTTAGTAAGTTTCTTTATTTTAGAAAAGATTATAATAGCTTCTTCGAGTGTTTCCGCTTGAACTCTATTAATTATCTCAACAACTCTATCTCCTCTTTCTTTTGTGTATAACCCGTAGTTTTTCATTATATTATATTATTTTTTGAAATTCTTTTTCTAAGTTTTTGTGGAAAATCTTTTCAACCACATCTCTATATTTTGTATTACAAATAATACTATCATGTATAGTTATTAAATTTACCTCAGGGTATATATACATGATCTCCTTTACAATTTTGTTAAAAATTAGATTGCTTTCTAAATTTTGAAGGTCATGTGCTAAAATTCTATAATCACCATGTTCTTTTTTGTAGATTTTGATAAATTCATGTATTGTAGGAAATAATGATTTAAATAAATCATCACCTTTGCTTTTGAAGTTCTTACCAAAGAAAACCTTATAAATCATTTCTTTAACATTTTTTCTATCTCTATACTTGGAATTATCCATTAAGTATTGATATAACTTACCATTATATGTCAAAAATTTGAAAAGTTCAAATTCATCAGTATTGACAATTATTAAACCATCGGATTCTATTAACTTACAGAGAAATAATGGTTGACTATTTTTGATATCAATTTCACTGGTTTCTTCTCCATTAATAAGAAGACAATTTTTTCTAATAAAAGATTTTAAAATAGTAAAATTTGTGTGCATTCTGCCATAGTTATCAAAGTGATAGAATATGTGTTTATCATTTATACATTCAACACTATACTTATTTCTATTATAGATATCTACATCTTGTAGAGTTGAATCTAAGAAAAATATAGCCTTATCAAATTGAATTTGAACATGAAATAAATCATCAACTAATTTTCTCTTTACATCTGGATTGATTGTATTACTGTCTATATCTTGTTTCTCAATTAAAGATACAGCATTCTTGTATTTCTTTAATAGGATTGAATCCTCATTTTTATATCGAGTGATTTTACCATTAATAATCTTTTCATTTAATTTATAAATTCTGGCATTTTTACCTTTTTGGTGCTTTTTTACTAGTTTAAGAATGTCTTTAGAAACAAGATAGTCCATATAATAGTTATATAGATAACCATATTTTTCTTTAAGAACTACTGATGATAGATTAAATAAGTTATCTTTCTTGAAGTAATATTTAAGTAATAAATTGTGTGTGATATCAATTAGATAAGCTGTTTTAAGCTTAGTTTCTTTGTATGTGAAGTTTTTATTAAGAGATTCTTGAATTAGAAGTTCGGGTAGAAATTGAACACTGTATCTTTTTGACTCTAACTTTTTTCTTATGTTGTATTTAGATTTCGGTTTATACTCTTTTACTTGGATCATACAATTATAATGTAATTTACCGAAATTGTTTTTAATATTTTATTTAAGATTTTAGTCAACTTTTCTCTTCTCTTATATTTCAATAAAATACTCCAATTATTTGGTTTTGATATAAGAGCAGATGGCATTAAATTTTAGATAATATTTTTTTAATTCGGTGTCTTCTAACTGTTAATAAAACAAGTAAACTCTCCAATCTTTGGACTAAATCAATCCCGTGTTGTTTCTCTAAGTCTTCAATCATAGTTTTTGTTACAGTTGCATTTACTGTAAATAATTCGCCTATATTACTTTTTTTCATATTCTCCCTTTCCGCCTTTGTTACCTTTCTTCTTTTCTTCTTTACCTTTTTCTAATTCGGTATATACATCTGGGTAAACATTTTCTTCCGCATCCACATCATATTTAACATCAAACCATTGTGAGAAGTCAATTAGTCCACTTCTGGTTAATTCAATCTCACTTTTTTTGTTAAAGAATTCATCAATTTTTTCTTGTATCATTTGTACAAAATTGTTAAATATGTTAATTGTTCCTTCTGTGAATACGCCAATTGGTTTCTTTCTCTTCTTATTGAAACTACCTAAAATTACTTTGAAAATATATTCAAACTTTTTATCCTCTGAAATGAATTGTTTAGTCATTTTATTTGGAATCAACTCTGTGTTAATTCTAAATTTATCTTTATCAAAGAATTCGGGTACAGTAAATTGAAAATTAGCAATATCATCTTTTACTTCCGATAAGTACATATTGAATAACTTACAAATTAAATAGATATAAACTTCATCTCTTTTATTTCCCTTTACTTTAATTTGATTAAAGTCTATTGATTGACAGAAATTCAAGAAATTAACTAATATAAGTGTGTAAATTTCAACAAAGTCTGTTGAGTTTGTGTCCGATATTCTTTTATATAATGGATTCAAAATTTCAAATGATACATCTTTACCATCAATTCTTATTATTAACTTCTCAACATTTTTTTGAAAGTCTTCATTCATCAAAAATGAATTTTGAGTTTGTGGACTTAATATTTTATAGAAGAAGTAAGAAAATGACTTCTCGCCAAATACATATTCTAAGTCTGACTCACTTGTGTTTAAGAAATATTTAATTGCTTCTATAACTTTTTCATTTAGTTTGCCTTTGAAAATTACCGGAATTACATCAACATCAAGTAATCTAGCATATTCTTCTAATTCATCAATGGTATAATCAAATTTGTTACCTTTGCAGATAGAAGTTAAGACTAAATTATTTTTAGGAACTCTATTGTATTCAATATTTGCTGGTTGATTATCTGGGAAAAATTCAAAACAAAACCACCATTTTTTATTAATCAATCCTTTAACTCTGTTATCAAGATTATTAAAAAAGCTAATAGCATTATTATAATAATTTTGCATAGCTAAATCAATCATATTGATAGGATCCGATGATAATGATTTTGATTTAATTGTAAAATTGGAACCATTCCAGTTTACATATATTTTACTACCTTGTATATCTTCAAATATTATTATCTCATTATTAAAGATATCATTTAATACAGACTCGTCTTGAATTTCGTTAAGTTTCATTAGTTTAGACATAAGCTTTATAGTTGAAAGTTAAATTTTTGTTTTTAAGTAACTTTTATTGTCCTTCAATTTAATATATATAAAATATGAAGAACGCCAAAATCAAAAAATTTACCGAGCTATCTAAAGATATAGAACAAAATCTACTTGAAGTTGATATTGAAAGTTTAAAATCTGGAGAATTTGAAATATAACGGCCATGATAAAAAAACCTGGCCATTCAATGACATCGCCTGCAACACAAGCGGTGATAAAATTAAGAATAGTTGATATATATCAAGGGTTATCATATTTAAATAAAGTTATAAATAAATGAGGTATATAAAAGAATATAATGAATATCACCCAAATGAAGATACGGTTAAGAGATGGTGTGACTATTTAGATAATAATTATCCAATCAAACATGATAGTGATAAATTTATAGTGATAGATGATAAATCATATTTTTTAACTGGAATTTTATTTAATAAAGGTAGATTGGTCAATAAAATATTTTCGGATATATTCTATTCAGATAAAATGAGTGGTTCGAAAATAGATAGACCAAGTTTGAGAAAGGCTATTAAAAATTGGGTTGATATAAATAGTGATAAATCCGTAAATGAAAATTTAGATAAATTAAATTTTAAGCCTATTATAGAAAGTTTAAGTAATCAAAAAAAAGAATACTACTATCGAATATCAGCTCCTAAATATAATGAATCGGTTGAATATGATGAAAATCCATATAATATGTTAAATAAAATTCGCAATTTAATTTCACCGAGTAATCCAATTTATAAATCAGTAAATAACGATGATAATGTAATATCATTTACTGTTAATAAAAAGGTATTAGATGATTATCCTGATCGAATGCGTGGTGATGATTTAAGCATTAAGTTTATAAAGGATGAATATTTTAGAGTAAAATATATTAGTAGAAATGCTTTTAACTTTAAGTACTTCGAGTGTGACCAATTTGAAGGTCTTATTCAGTTACTTAAAGATATGGGATTAAAATTAAATGAAAGAGTTATGGAATCTAAATTAGATAGACCAAATTATAAAAAATTGGATATTGATGGATTTATAGTATATCAAGGAAAAGACGCTAAATCAAACGATTATGTGACATTTGAATTATCAGATGATGAAGACTATTGGTTACATGCTCATAACTTCCCAGGATCACATTTATTAATAAAAATAAAAGATAAATTACCACAAATTGAAACTATTAAAAAAGTAGCTGAACTCGCTGCTAAAAACTCAAAAGCTCCTAATGGAGATGTTGTAGTAGTTTGGTGTAAAAAGAAATTTGTAAAAAAGGAAATATCAATGAATATTGGTCAAGTAAAAGTTGATTACATTAATTCAAATAAAATAACTATTGTAAAATGAATTTTGTAGATTTTAAAATAGCATCGAATACTATATTTAATAATAAATATGATTACACAAAGTCAATTTTCATTAATTTAAAGGTACCTATTATGATATCATGTCCAAAACATGGAGATTTTAAAAAAATGCCATATCAACATATCAACAGAAAAAGTGGATGTAATTTATGTTATAAAGAAAATAGAAAAAATAATAAATCACATAGAATTTATTTTAAGGATATTTTAATAGAATTTAGAAAAGTGCATGGATATAAATATGAGTATAATGAATTATCATATATTAATACATTAACAAAAATTGAAATAACTTGTAAAAAACATGGTATATTCAAGCAGACCCCAAAACAACATAAAAATGGATATGGATGTCAGATATGTGGTGGTTCTAAAAAGTTATCCAATGATGATTTCATAAACAATAGTAAAAATATACATGGTGATAAATATGATTATTCAATTACTAAATATGTAAATATTAACACAAAAGTAAAAATAATATGTAATAAACATGGTGAATTTTATAAAGTGCCAAAATTACATTTGAGTGGAAGTGGTTGTCAAAAATGTAATATTAGTTCTGGTGAGAATTTAATATTAAATATTTTAGAAAAATATAAAATAGAGTATATCTATCAAAAAAAATTTGACAATTGTAAATTCATTAAAAGTTTATTTTTTGATTTCTATATACCTAAGTATAATATTTGTTTAGAGTTTGATGGTGAACAACATTTTAAGCCAATTGATCCGTGGGGTGGATATAAAAATTTAGATGTTATTAATAAAAGAGACAATATTAAAAACAATTGGTGTTTAGAAAACAATATAATTTTGTTTAGATTTTCAGATAAGAAAACTTTAGAAGATGATATGATAGAAAAATTCATATTAAAAATAGGTATGAATCCTGGACAAGTTAAGGTTGATTATAACAATGCTTATGAAATAACCGTATCTAAAAAATAATATATACAAGTGAAGGCAGTTTATTTGACTAAAGGAGCATTAGATATTTTTGATGAAATGGGATATTCACATTTCTTTAGAAAAATAATAAACGGTCTTCAAGCTTCAATGAATAGAAGTGATGTTCCTTCTTCACAAAGAGTGACTTTGGGAAAAGAAAATATGACTTCTGATTTATTAAAGCAAGTTTTAGGAAATGATTATGTGAATGAAGATGATTTAGAAGCATTTGTACACATCTTCAATGAAAAGGCTAATAAAAAGGAAACAAAAAAAGAAATGGGATTTTACAAAAACCAACAAATAGAACAACAAAGTGGTCCAACTTTAATTAAGTTCACTGATGATTTCTGGCAAATGCTAGATAAGATAAGACCTGGTAGTGATATTGTTTGGGATTTATACTCTTTGGATTCTAACCCAGATATTAAAAATGTAATGGGTATTACAGAATTAGACATTTCGGATAAAGAATGGTATTTTGATATTAAGACCGGATCTAAACCTGGTCAAATTAAAGTGGCTCAGTTTATTAGATACTTCTTCAAAGAAAAGTTTACACAAGACCAAATTTTTAAATTTACACAATCTTATAATAAAATTATTGGCAAAATATCGGGTAAAGAGTCTAAAGTTGGTAACCTAATTACACCAAGAGAGTTTAAGTACGAACCAAGTAATGTTAGAGAAACATTTATTTCACTTGTTACCGAAACTTATCCGATGGGACATGAGGAAGAAGTTGTTCCTTTTATAACACCTGGATTAACAAGAGATAAATATGGTAATTATTACACAATAATTGGTAACTCCGATACCGCTTTTACTTGTCACCTAGATACTGCTTCTAGAACAAAAGATAAAGTTGGATTAGTTGGATATAAAAAAGATGGTCAAGATTTTATAATGACGGATGGTACTTCTATCTTAGGAGCTGATGATAAATCAGGAGTTGCTATTCTTATGTATATGATTGATAAACAAATACCCGGTGTATATTGGTTCTTCTATGGTGAAGAAAGAGGTGGTGTTGGTTCTGGTAAAGTTGCAATGGACTATGATTCGTATGAATTTATGAAGGGTATTAAGAAAATGGTATCTTTTGATAGAAGAAATTACTATTCGGTAATCACATCACAGATGGGTATTCCTTGTTGTTCTAATGAATTTGCAGAGTCTCTTTGTAAAGAATTAAATAAAAGTGGATTGAAATTAAATTTAGATCCAACTGGTGTATTTACGGATTCTGCTAATTTTATTGATATGATTGGAGAGTGTACTAACGTATCGGTTGGTTATTTTAATGAACACACAGATGATGAATTGCAAAATATTACTTATTTAGAAAGATTGGCTCAAGCTTGTGTAGCAGCTAATTGGGATAAATTAGAGGTTAAAAGAAAGATCGGATTTGATGATGCAATTGCTAGAAAGTATAATAGATTAATCAAGCAATTTAAGAAATCAATTTTCTATAATGTTGATAGTATAAAAGGTGAGAATGGTAAATTAGTTATTGATTTAGAAATAAATGATAATGATATTAATCACTTCTATAAAGACTTAACACAATTACAACAATTGTTTACTACATATAAATTAGATCCAGATATTAAATTCTACGATGATCATATAAAAATAGAACTTGAATAATGAAACTAAAAAACTATAAAGAACTTCTAAATGAAGAACGCGGAGAAGAGGATGAATTTGATAATACATCAGATAGCTCTGATTTTGGTGATAGTGAATACTATGGTGGGGAAGATGAAGAGTCTATGTATGATGATGAGAATGATTATGATGACGAAGATGAAGAAGACTACGCTCGTAGAGACAATGATCCAACATCCGATGATGTTTTAGAACATTTAGCTTCTTTAATTAGGCAAATGATTAAGTTGGCTAATATTGAGAACTATTATGTTACTACTGATGGATATGATTTAAGTATTCAGTTTGTTTTGAACAAAACTGAGAGATTTAATAAATTAATGAAAATTATGGGTTTATTGAAGAAGTTAACAACTGATACACTTATTCAATATGAATCCGAAATGGATTTATGGGAAACTAAAGAAGGTCATCCATTATTAACTGTTGATTTTTACTATGATAGTAAAAAGAGTGGTTCATTTAAGAAAGATGATGTTCCATTTTAATTTTTAAAAAATTAAACTTTTTTTGATTTTTAGGATATTATATATATCTTTGTAAAAGTAATTAACACGGGGGTGATTAGTATTGATTCGTAGGGTAAGGTTAATTATGCAGGCATCGGATGATATCTAACCGATTAAATCACGGTATCAAACGCTTTAAACGGCAAAACAACTGAAGTAGCAGGCAAAGAAGATTTAGTATTTGCTCTACGCAACAACATCTTAAAGGCAAACGAAGTAGCTGTATTAGCTTAATAGGTTTCCAACAGTAAGAACTCTGTAAAAGTTCCGAGAAAGTTTAGGTTTGAAACTCGTAAAAATAAAAATTTATATTTTGAAGAATTTAGAAAAATTCTCTAAGCCTGTGAATGAATAATTTGCGTTAACTAAGGAAGACTCGGTTTCGTCACCGACACCTCCACAAATCAAACCCACTTAAAAATTAAGTGGGTTTTTTAATACATTATGAAAAAATATATCTACAATAAGGAATTGAAGTTTTGTTAGTAAAAAACTAACAAAACATAATGAAAAAGAGAAATAAACAATTTCTTAAAGAGAAGGAATACCTTCGCCTTAAAAAAGAGTTGCGCGAAAATAGAAACGCACAACGTAACCTTGGATGGATAGAACTTCCAGAACCAGAGTTTATTGGTTATATTGCCAAACTTGAACCACGTCAAGATATCCAAAACCGTCAAGATGATTGGGTTTTTTGGACTATCTGTGATAACTTTAGTACTACTACATTTGCTCGTAGAATTGAGTTATTTGACTGGGATAAAAAGAAGACTTTTTCAATTTATCACAAGCCACACATTTCAAGTATCAGTCAATATGCTTATGATTTACTTCCTTCTCAAGTACAAAAACACTTCAAGGAAGACCCATACACCCGTAGATGGGGTATTTGGTACTATTGTACTGTTCCTAGCTTTTATTGGGATATTACCTATATCAAAGAATATAGAACTAAAGTTAAGTTAATTGATGAAATTCTTCAACAAGAAGAATCTGAATTAGAATCTAAGCTTCTTCATAATTTTTATGATGAGAAAAGAAATTATCACAATGCTCCTAAACACTTTAGAAAAACTTTGAATCGTTCTCAAAGAGCAAAATCAAAACAAACTTTACATAACATCATTTATAAGAATAAAGATGTAGAATTTGTAGATAATTACAAGAGTGCAAATTGGCTTTGGTGGTAACTATATGTTACAAAAAATTAATCTATAATCTATAATTAAAAAATATTTATAATATGTCGGTTATTTCATACTTTGGAGGCAAATCCTCAAATGTTTTCATAGAGTTTATTAACTCAAAAATACCAAAAGATGGTAGTATTAAAACTTATTTAGAACCATTCTCTGGTTCAATGGGAACGTATATGGACGATGATAATCTTAAATTTGATACAGTTATCTATAATGATAAAAATCGTCACCAGGTGAATCTATACAAGTGTTGTTCTGAACCTGAAAAGTTTTTGTTATATCTGGAAAAATTTAAAATGAGTGTATTAAAAACGGATGAAACCGATCCAATAAAAAAGTGGAATTTCTATAAAGAAATCTATTCAAAATATACCAAAAATGATTTCTTAGATAATATGGATTTTGAAATTGGTGACTTTAAAAAAGCATGCATGTATGCTTTTCTAATAACATCTTCCTTTTCAAGCGTGTATCCAAAAAGTGGTGGTTTCACAGGGTATAAAAAGGATAAAGACCGCCTAAAATTAGAAGTTCTTATTTCTAAATTAAAGAAAAATACTTATACTCAAAAGTTACAGTCAATCACTGAGTTTTATAATATTGATTTTGAAGATTTAATTGCTAAATATGATTCAGAAGATACTTATTTGTACTTAGATCCACCATATGCTCGATTTGATGAGACTAAAGGTGAAGATGATGCTAAGAGATTATTTTGGTATGGTGCTGATAAAGATGGTGTATTTGGACCAGCTTCTCACAGAAGATTGTTGGAGTTGTTAAAAACAACTAAGTGTCGTTGGTCACTTTCTTACTATTATTTTCCTTTATTGGAAGAGTTGTTACCAAGAGACCAATATGTTTGGACTGAGAAAGAAGTATTTAGAAGTTCAGCACAAGGTGGTAATAATGCTGATACAAAGAAAGAACAAGCAAAAGGTCTTGAGATGTTAATTCTAAATTACGATCCAACTACTGGTAAAAAATTAACTAATAACGATGTATCCACTACCGAAGCAAGTTTATAAACATTACAAAGGAGGTACCTATGAAATAATTTCAATGGCGGTACACACAGAGACACAAGAAAGATTGGTTGTGTATAAATCATTGAACTTTGGTTCAGTGTATGTGAGACCATATGAGATTTGGAATTCCGAATCAGAAGATGGCGAAAAAAGATTTACTTTAATAGATGCAAATTAATTCAGAATTATTAAAATTAGGAGTGTTGGATAAAAGACTCCCGGTATCACAGAAAATACAAGTATCTATGTCTATCACTAGAGATGAAATGGTATCACTTCAAAACGCATTTAATCTAAAATTAGATATTGATGCGAAATATAATTCTTTATTGTTACAAGAATTGTCTCAATCATTTCATAAAGAAATATTTAAGGAAATGAATTCCACAGAAGAATTCTTAGATGTTATGAATTTATCTGAATCAGATGGTGTGAATGTACTTTATCATTATTTAACAGAAAATAACTTTGATTTTATCATTTGTTCATCTCAAATTGGAATGTTTGCTCAAGAATCTGTTTTATTCCACAATGAATCTATAAATAAGGTAAGTAATAGTAATACTTTTTATAAATTAGGTGAAATTGAAGGTATATCTGTTTATATAGATGCTTTCAAGCGATGGGATGATAAGACAATCATTTGTGGTAAAGAAGACTCATTTAATTATAATTATGATATTGATGAACCGGTGGCTTCAAATATTACCACTACTTCGTTGAGTGGGCCGAAATTTATATCACAATTAAATTATCAAATTGTTTTAGATAAAAATAACTTTATTAATCTTCATTATGTGAATGAATTTAATGCTAAATATGTTCAAATTAATAGAGATAGAAAATTAGATGAATTATTATGATTGCAATTGGATCTGACCATGCTGGTTATGAAATGAAAGAAGCCTTAATTAATTGGATTTCCGAACAAGGAATCCCTGTAATTGATTTTGGACCGGAATCTACTGAAAGTGTAGATTATCCAGATTATGCACACGCTGTTACTGCCTCAATTTTGGATGAAGAATCTGTTATTGGTATTCTAATCTGTGGCACTGGAAATGGTATTTGTATGACTGCGAATAAATGGAGAGATATTAGAGCTGCTCTTTGTTGGAATAGTGAAATTGCTTCACTGGCTAGACAACATAATAATGCTAATGTTTTGTGTTTACCTGCTAGATTTATTTCAATTGAAGAAGCAATTGGAATAGTAGAGGTATTTTTAGACACTGAATTTGAGGGTGGTAGGCATGAAAAAAGAGTTGATAAAATCAACCCTTCTATATCTATTTAAGATTTGTATTTTCCACCATTTCTTTTTCTTTTACAAAATTGTTTTTGAGAAAAGCCTTTGGGGTTTGAACAGTTGATGGTCTTCTTATATTTAGTTGACCATCTTCTTTTCATACCCTTTCTTGGTTTATTATAACTCTCGGTTATAAAGTCTTCATATGTTAAAATATTTTCCATAGTTATTAACTACATTCTGGACAATCTACTCTACCTGATCCGTCACAATTATTACATTCTTCTCTACAATTTCCTCCGCAATTATCACAGTTATTTCTACCGTTACCACCACACTCATCACATTCTTTCTTACCTTCACCATCACAAGATGTGCATTCAATTTTACCTTTACCATCACAGTCTGAGCAATCATCATCACCATCTTTTCCGGTGCCATCACAAGATGAACATTCTTCTTCTCCTTCACCATCACAACTTGAACAATCTACTTTACCATGTCCATCACATTCACCACATTCAATATCTCCATCACCATCACATTCTGAACATGGGAAATCACCATCACCTTCACAATCTGGACAATCTACTCGATTATCCCCACCACAATAGTCACACTCATCACTATTAGAATAACCACCACCGGTGTCTTCTAATAAATAGTAATCACCCATTGATTCGGTAGATAATGTTCCACTATCTGGATTATAATATTTAAGAGTATCTAAATAAGGATATTTACGATACCCACCTTTACCAACTTTAACCACTAATGTTCCCATTCTAACAACTGAACCATCTGGTGAAACCATATCATTACTAGTCATGTGATTGTTATTTGGCTTATAGTACCAACCTTTAGACTTAGCGTATAATCTAAACAACTCAACATCAGACTCATTGTGTGTGTAGATTCTATCCATATAAGTAATTCCTTCAGGTGATTTTAATTTCCAAACTAAAGCTCTACCTTTTATCTTTTGACCATCTTCTGTTTTGAGTATTAATAATTCGCAAGAATCTTGATTACTTGTATAAATCTCAAAGAAACTTGATGATACACCAGACATACAAGATCCACTTAAAGTGCCTTTATTTCTCCCTAATTCATAATTATTATAGTTATACCAATGAGCAATATCATCACCTTTTACTAATTCAAAATATCTAAAAACATCATTCATTTTTTCAATTTCAGCTTTGAAAAGGTTAACAAATTTTTCTATATCACTATCTGTAAAAGTAGCACCACCGGCTGTTAAGAGACCTTTAATTCCTCTACCAATTCTTATTTTCTGACGACCTTGTGTAAATGGTAATTTACTTACATCTTCATATTTAATTTTTTCCTGGTTGATAACTGATATACCATCTGGAAATTGTATTTTAAGATATGTTTTTCCAGATGATGGTCCAACTGCTTTCGATAAAACCTCACCTTTTGTTCCTACTTCTGGTCTGTACATTCTATCACCAGTTGGTTGATAGTCTAATAAGTTGAATATTGCTGCATTCGATGGACCGTGTGTTAATATACCACCATCGCCATTATAAATAGCAAACTTTTCTAAATTTTCAGGACTTAATATTTGTTGAGCTCTTCTATCTGGTATAAAAGAAATTTGTTCTTTATCATCAGATACATCAATATAGTTATTAGCTACAGTTAAGTCTTTACTTTCAATATCTTGTAAAGCTTTAGCTATTGGAGAATCTATTTCTTTGAGTAAATTCTTAAATTTATCAGAATAAATCAAAGTAGATTCTAATAATAACGATTCAAATAAAAAGTCTTTGTATTTCTTTAGCATTTTTAAATTTCACTTTTTAACCAGTCGTAAACTTGGTTTATATCTTCTTTTGCAGCAGCCATATGGTCTTCAGCCCAATCATGTCCATTTTCTAATAATTCATCTATCACATCTCTATCCATTTCCAACATTTCTTCACAACACTTAGAAATGTTTTTAAGATTAGCAAAGAACATATAATTGTTACCACCACCGTGCTCTACACCACTAACATCTAAATGTTCATTTAACCCTTTATTCATTAAAAAGTTATAAACATGACTAACTAATTCTTTAGTTACTGATATATGGTCTTCAGCCCAATTATGACCCTCATTTAATAGACTATTTACTTGTTCTTCTGGATACTTTGATAATTCACAAGACAATCTATGAACTGTTTGTAGATTACCAAAAAACATATATGATTTAACATCTTCATTATTTTCATAACTAACCATTTCATCACTATAATCAACATCAGATGAACAAGTACAATCTTCGCATCCACAAGGACATCCCATGTCACCAGTACAATCATCACAACATCCACACCCACCTTCAATTTCATCTTCCATTGGTGTATCAACTTCCATATTTTTATTTAATTGTGGAATTTGTGGATTATCAACAAAACCAGCTCCGAAAGCTTCAAATGATTTGATTATCTTTGATTCTTTAACTTCTGTGTTGTTTTGAAATTTATGATTAGGATTTACTTCATCATCGGCAATTTTAAATTTATGAGATGGTTCTTTAACATCACCTAGTGAGTCAATTTTATCATTTACCTCATCTTTAGATAAGGTGTCCATTTTATGTGTAACTTTATTATACTTCATCTTAGTTAAATTTGGTAAATTATGGACATTATCCTCATTATCCATAAATGAACGTTTAACATCACCTAACTCTTTCTTTTCAGCACCAGCATTTGCGGTGAAATCACTAAAATGTTGTATTCTAATGTTTGGAGTTTGATAGTTTTGTGTATTGTCTTTTCTCATAGTTATTGAGTTATTTTATATATGTATATATTATTTTTATTATTTCAACTTTTCATCTAATATTTTGGCAATATTACTACCAATGATAAAGTGTATATTATTTAATGTATCATTTGTAACAGTTTTATATTCATCTAAGAATCTAAATTGAAATTTATAAGTATCAATATCATCATCATTTTTTCTTTCTATTTTAGAAATAGATAACTGAATATTATAGTTATTATTAATATTGATATCAAAATCAAATGTGGTTTTATCACAAGGTTGAGTTTTGAATTTAGGATCATAAATAACATCAAAAATACTGTAATCTGTAATCTTAGCTCTTTTCATATAGTAATTCAAGAACATAGCCGGTGCTTCGATAAAATCGGAAAGAATTTGAATATCTTCACCAAAATCATTAGATTTAATAATATCTTCAATTTTATTTTTTAAGTCTATTACATTTTTGAACTCAACTTTATGGTATATACAATTGATATCATATAAATAAATAAAAGAATCATCAATGATATTTTGTTTTTTTAAATCAGTCTTAAAAATAAATTTGGTGTGTATAATTAAAGTATCTTCAATAGAAAGATTATGTATTGATATTACTAATTTATAAAAGTCTTCATTTTCCGACATTTCATAAACAGTTTCAATAGAGCTAACTTTACCCTCTTCTTCTTCAAAAGTGAGTTTGAAGGTTTCTTCAATTTCTTTTATCTTAATATTTGACATAATTATTTAAATTGTTTATCATATGCTTTTCTTCTTACATCCATAATTCTTTGGATATATCCATTTCTTCTCAATAACTTGAAAACTAAATTCTCAATTGAGTATTCTCCTTCTCTATCTAAACCAGCTTGTCTACCATCTTTAACTTTTTTCCAAACTTTTTTAAGTTTTTTCATCAATTCATCATATTCAACACCTGATTCATAATCCTCTTCTAATTCTTTAACCGTAGTCATAATATCAGAAGCTTTCTTTCTAATTAAATCTTCATCTGGTGTAAAATCTTCTTTGCTTGGTTTCTTAATCCACTCATCATTTAATAATGAGTAAACACCACCCATTCTACCACCTTCAATAGCACCGTGTAGATCTTCCTCATCTTGAACAGCAATTTCCACATCAAATCCTTTGATTATAATATCATGTTGTTCATTCCAAACTTTCTTTGCGTAATCTACCATTTTTTCAACTAATTCGTGGTCTTCATTGATATCATCAAATTTAACAATGATGTGTAAATCAACATCACTATATTCTGACCAATTGTAGTTACATAACGAACCACAGAAAGCAATATCTACAATTTTAGCAGATAGTTCTAATCCTTCATAAAAGTCTTCACCAATTCTAATTAGTTGTTCTCTAATCTCTTCATTCAATTTATCATTATCATCCCAAACATCACGGTTTAAGTCATCTTTAAGATAAAAAGATTTAATTGGTTCAAATTGTGCTTGAACAAAATATTCATTGAACTTTTTAAGCATAGTTTCTCGGTGGATAATTTTAATATATATATTAAAATCAATACACTTAAAATTGTGATTAAAGGTTATTATCAGTTTTTATTGGAATCTGTTCTATTTACTTCTGGATATTTCGAAGAAATATTGAAGAAAATTGACGATAAAATCGCCCAAGATTTTTTAGAGTTAGTTAATAAAGACATTAAAACTCAGTATAATGCCATAGACCTATCAGATACTAATGATAGATTACATTTTGTATCAGATAATCAATTTCAAAATAAAATAAAATCTGGTATTAATCCTTTAGATTTATTCTCGGATAAAAATAATAAAACTAATATATCCAGAATTATTAGACAGATTCTCAAAGATAATGGTAAAGAATACACTGATGCCGAATTAAGTAAGTTTGTTGATAAATTCAAAGCTGCTTATAATACACTTAAAGCTAAAAAGGAAAAGAAAGACCCAATCAGATTGGTTAAAGGTGAGGATATTAGATTTTGGTATTTAGGTGATAATTATTGTGAAAAAACATCAAGTGGATATGGCACACTCGGTAAGTCTTGTATGAGATATGAAGAGTGTCAAAAATACTTAGATATTTATGTTGAAAATCCTAGTGTTTGTAATCTTTTAATATTAACTAAATTTGAAGATGGTGAAGAAAAACTTGTGTCAAGAGCTTTACTTTGGCAAACTGATAAAGGACCATATTTAGATAGAATTTATTATACCGATTCTTCTGAAGAAGAAATGATGTTGAATTGGGTTAAGGAAAAAAATTGTGAATTATCCTTTAAGAAATATTCTGGTAGACTTATAGTGCAGTTAGAGAGTGATACTAAAGAATATAAATATTATCCGTATATGGATACTATGCCTTATTATTATACAGTGAATAAAAAGCTGTATAATTATGAGCCGAGTGTTGATGTTAAAAGAGAACTTTTATACTGTCAAGATACTGGTGGTGGTTTTGATAGGCAGAATCTAGTTTATTGTGAGTGGATAGATGAATCTTATCCAGAAGAAGAAGTAATTTGGTCAGAGTATCATCAGTCTCACTTACCTATGAATAATTGTTGTTGGAGTGAATATCATAATTCAGAAATATGTGATGGAGATAGTGTTTATTCTGAAACTTTATCAGATAACTTACCAAAAGATGACTCTGTTGAAGTTTATATAAGTTCAAGAGATACAGATTGGTTTCCAAAAGATCATGATTTAATTGCTGAAGATGAAATGGATGGTAGTTGGTACTTGAAATCACTTATGAAAGAAATAAATGGTAGATGGTATCATAAAGACTATGTGAAATGTGTTTATGAGGTTAAAAAATCTGATATATCAAGATATAAAGAAATATTCTCAATTGATGATGATGTTGAAAATGAAGATTGTATAGCTACTTCTGATCTTATTAAGTTCTATCAATTAAGTATAAAAGATGATTCTACTCAATTTATTTTAATAGATGATTATTATAAAAAAGTTTATATGAACGTGCATTATGTTGAAATGTTAAAATCATTAGAAGAAAAAGAAAGTTCTGATGATGTTATAGAAGAATTGGAATCTGCAAACTTTAGACTAAAAGATAGTCAAAATTTCTATTCTAATAATAATACAATAATTGATAATGGTGGATTTAGTAATGCACTAAAAATATTTAATGACTCTTTGGATATTAAAGTAAAAGGCAATAACACTATATTTGATTTGGCATTTTTATCAGCTGAGAATATTTATAGAAATCATGTTCAATCAAATTTACTAAAAGTACAAATTAAAAAAATATTTGAGAATTCACTAATTGAATTTTGTGAAGGTGTTAGTGAGTATAATACAAAATATCCAAGTTTTGATAAAGATAGATTATCAAAATTCATTAAGATGTTTGAGATAGTATTTCCAGAATATAATGATGAAGATGAAATCAATTATTATCTACAGATGACTTCTGCTACCTTAGAATATTCCTTTAGATTAATCTATAATGAAATAAAAGGTAAAGAATTTTCAATTATTCAGGCACTTAGATATTTTACTAAAAATCCAAACAAACTACCAGTAGAATAATATAAATAAAAAATATTATTTTATAAAATGAATAAACCTGGAGTTTTTAATCCCTTTCCGGATAGAAAAGAAATTCAACAAAATTATGTTAATAGCTTAGTTGAACAAGCTAAGTCAATTGATTTAGATAAAGTTGATTATAGTGGTGTTGATTTTAAACCAAGAAATGAAATAGTAGAGGCTCAGAAAGTTTACTTTTGGATTAGAGTATATCTAAATGAGGAAGTAGATATTAAACCAGATACAAATGTCAATATTAAATATGTTGTTTCTGGTGAAACATTAGAAACCAAATTTATTTGTTATGCTAAGAAAGGAGCAGAGAAAGACATGGATGAAAATGTTATCAACTATAACCCAGAAGATGATAGAAGAGTGCTTTGTCTAATGATTGACTCTGAAAGAATTGATAAAAATAGTGATGATATTCCTTTTATTAGAAGCTTATTCCGTGTTGGTAAATATTATGAGGCACAGATTCTAAGAAACTCTGATTTAATGGTCACTGACTCAAGTGGTAATAAGTTAGATTTTTTCGATATTGATTTCTAAAACTCAAACCCTCTCTAAAAAAGAGGGTTTTTTATTTTAAAACATGAACAATATGCAGATTTCATGATATAAAAACAAAAGTAAAAATAAATTAATGTTAGTAGATACTCAATATTTAGGCAATAGTAAGCGATTAGTAGTAAGTTATGTTGATAAAACCGGCGATATAAAACTAAAATATTACGAATGGGAGAATCCCAAAAAATATATTGTTTGTGATGATGATGATAAAGACCGTCATCCAACATTCAAATCTTGGGATGGTAAGAATGTTAAACACGAGGAAGTGAATACTCCAGATAGATATGCTATCTATGAGTTCTTAGATTCTCTTCCAGAAAAGGAAAAAGAAGAGATATTTGAGTATAATCTTCCAAATATCTACTTTGTCGATATTGAGACTGAGATTGTTGATGGTTTTCCTGATGCTGAGACAGCTCCCACAAAAGTTCTATCTATTTCAATTGTATATGATGATAAAATCATTCTACTTGGATTAAAAGATATGCCAGAAGATATGCAACAGCGTATTAAAGATAATACTAATAAGTACTTTGCTAAGTTTGGTTCTAATTATAAACTAAAATATATCAAATATGAAGATGAATTTGATATGATGTATGCTTTCTTTTATAAGATGATTCCAAAAATGCCACTCATCACTGGTTGGAACTTTATTAACTATGACTGGGTTTATTTGGTAAACCGTGCTAGAAAACTTAAAAAGTATGTAAATGGTAGAGAGTATGATATTAATCCAGCAGTTGCTTCTTTAACAAAAAGATTAAATAAGGTTTGGATGTCAAATGAAGAAATGCCAGCTCATAGAATGATTTTTGACTATATGCAGTTGTATGAAATCTGTGACACATCAATTAAAGTAAAAGAATCATCTTCATTGGATTTCGTGTCTAGTAAGTTAGTTGGGGTTGAAAAGATTAAATATACAGGTTCACTACAAAGATTGTATGAGGATGACTTTGAAACATTTATGTACTATAACGCGGTTGACTCCGTGTTAGTACAAAAGATACATGAATCCAGAAACTATATCTCAATTATTTATGCGATTTCATCACTTGCGCAAATAAAGATTGTGGATGTTATCTCACAGATGAATAATGCACTTGGTTCTTTAGCTATTACAGAGGGTGTTCTCAGAAATAGATTTCGTGAACAAGAAAATATAGTTTTATTTAGAGGTGATAAAGAGCCTGGTGAAAATGTTGGTATTGCTGGTGGTTGGGTAAAAGACCCGGTGACTGGTATGAATCAGTGGGTAGTTTGTTATGACTTCGCTTCTCTATATCCTACAACACAAAGACAATTCTTTATAGCTCCGGAGACATTTGTTGGAATACAAAATCCAAATAATAAAGAATATTGTGATAATGGTATTCAAATTGATAAATCAAAACACGTTGTTTGTGTTAATGGTGTTGTATTTGAAAAGAGAAATTCACCAACTCTTAAAATGTTGGAAGATGTTTATGCTGATAGAAAGAAGAATAAGAAGATTATGATGAAGAAAAAGGATGAGTTGAAACTTGTTCTAGATGAGATTAAAATGTTAGAAGCTGAGTTATAATTATTTAACTTTAATTCCCTCAAATTCAACCTCTGGTAGTTCTTTTTTAACAATCTCAACAACTTTGTTGACCCATTTAGAGTTATCATCATAAAATTTAACTTTTGTAAAACCGGTATCTTTAATTAACTTAACAATAGTTTTTCCTTTCCAAATAGCAACCTTATCACCAGATTCATCACCTAATGGGTAACAAAAAAGTCCGTGATTTGGTTGTTCTAATCCAAAGTCATCTAAGACTTTTTCAATTTTAGATTTCATTATTTTCATTCTACCAGTTACAATAGCTTTGTTTTCAACTTGATTGTAAAACTCAGATAGTTTACTTGGAGATTTTGGAAGACTTAAATCGCTAAAATAGAACTTATTTGGTGCTACTAAGTAAACACGTTTTTTCTTTCTAACCCAGTTTCCCTTTATAGGGATTTTTTCATCTGGATCATTTACATATAGTCGACCATTTTCAATTTTCAAATCTCTAAATGTGACATTAATTTGATTGACTGATTTTTGTAGTAAATTTCCAATTGTTTCATTTTCTTTAAGATATTCAATTGCTAATTCTTCAAATCTTGGGCTATCAACAATGGTATCATCAAAATCAAAGACGTATAAGGTTTCGTCTTTTCTATTTTTACCAAAATCTTCAAACATTTGTAGATATTTCATATTTGTATATATTAATAAAACTAATTCAAATACTTTCCATATAAGATTTATGTCGTTAAAATCAGATATCAATAGATACACACCCCGTCAAGAACAAACTGATGCTCTTAATTTCATAGTCAAAACTAAGACTGAGAAACCAGATACTAAATTTTTTCTTCTTAATATGCCCGTTGGTATTGGTAAGTCACATTTGTCTATGATGATATCAGATTGGTACACATCAAAGGTTGATGTTGGTTCAAAAGTTGATATTATCACTGCTGGTAAAATTCTACAAGACCAATATGATGATACTTATGAGTCTATCAATAATCTAAAGGGTAAAGAAAACTATGAGTGTGCTCAATATGCTTGTTCTTGTGCAAATGGTAAAGAGTTCAATAGATTAAATAAGACTAGTTGTGATTTTTGTCCATATGATGATGCTAAAGGTGGATATATTGGTGGTAGAGTTAGTTTAACTAATTTCTATTTATATTTGATATATGCTCTCTATAATAATGGAGTTATGGATCAAAGAAGCTCTAATGTACTTATTGTAGATGAAGCACATGACTTTGATGATGTGATGAGTGATTTCGTTTCTATTAAAATAACAGAAACTACTGTTAAAAAATTGAAGTTTACCAATGAGGATGATATCTTAAAGAAACTTAAAAAAGTTGGAACTATTACTCAGTATATTACTTTCTTAGAGTATCTAAAAGGTGAAGTTATTCAAACCATTGATGATGTTGATAAGTCTATGCAGGGTGGTAGAAATATTAAACAAGATAAAAGAGATTTAAGAATATCTAAGATAACTGGTGTTGGTGGAAATAGTGATGTTAAGTTAATGCAGGTTATAAGTGACTTAAAACAATATCAATTAAAAATTGACCTTTTTCTAAAAGAATACAAAGAGAATCCACACAATTGGGTACTTGAAACTTATTTTAATGAAAAAACAGACCAAAAAGAATTATCATTAGAGCCAATTTGGGCTTATGATTACTTAGATAAGTATGTTTGGAGTAAGTATGATATGGTTATCTTAATGTCCGGTACTATTTTAGATAAAAGATTATTTTCGGAATTGAATGGTTTAGATGAAGAAAAAACAGCTTATTATTCTGTTCCTTCTCCTTTCCCAGTTGAAAATAGACCTATTTACTATATGCCATTGGGTAAAATGTCTTATGCTAAAAAAGAAGAAACATTTAAGAACTATGTTACTTATTTACATAAGCTATTGAAAAAGTATGAAGGTAAAAAAGGAATCATTCACACCAATTCTTTTGAGTTATCAAATTGGATTCAAAGAGGTGTAGAGAATCCAAGATTAGTATTTCATGAATCCAGTAATAAAGATGAAATGTTGAGAAAGCATTTTGAAACAGAGGATCCAACAGTTTTTGTTAGCCCATCTGTTGGAACTGGAGTTTCATTTGACCATGATAGAAGTAGATTTCAAATTATAGCTAAAATTCCGTATCCTAGCCTCGGTTCACAAAAAAACAAAATGCGACAGAAAAATAATCCAGAGTGGTATGCCTGGAAAACTGTTTGTGGTTTACTACAAATGACTGGTCGTTCGGTGAGAAGCAAAACCGATTTTGCAGATACGATTATTATAGATGGATCCTTTTCTGATATCTTAAAGTATAGTTCACACTTAATACCGGGATGGGTACAAGTAGCAATTAAACGGGTAGATGTTAAAGTTGGGTAATAAAAAAACCACTCATATGAGTGGTTTTTTTTATTTTGTTATTGGATCTTTTTTATCTGGTGTATAATCTTGTTTATATGGCTCCCTTTTGAAACTAACACCGTGTTTTTGTTTTGTCTTACAGGATTTACATCCACAATCACATTCTTCTACAACACAATTACATTCTGTACAAGGAACACCAATTCCTATAGTATTAGCTGCATCAGAGTCTTCACCAAATTGGTCTAAGAAGTCTTTAGTTTCATCTTCGGTTGACTTAGAAAAACTCTCAAAAGTTCTTAGATGTTTCATTACTTTTTCTTTCTAGCTTCAATTGCTTTTCTCAATCCTTCTGGAAGTTTCTTTTGAGCTGCGGTTAATTTGGCAGGCTTTTCTGACTTACTATCTTTCTTTTTGTCAGCAGCTGCTTTTTTCATAGACTCTTTCTTATTACCGTCTTTATCTAAGTCTAAGAAATCTGGCTTAGCCTTTTTAGCTTCATTTGCTTTTTCAGCTTCGTCACATTTACATTCAGATAGTTTGCAATCACATTCTTTGCACAATTCTTCTTGTTTGTAGTCTTCAAATAACTTTAAGTATTTCATGTTTTTTTACTTGTTTTTTATATAACTATATATATTAAAAATTTAATTCAATATTCTATCACAAGATGGACAATACACAACTGGTTTGCCATCTTTTAAGAAAAACTTTCTTTCGCATTGACCAATACATCTTTTAATGTCCTTTTTTTCAGGTCTTGCTTTTCTCTCAGGTCTTTCTTTTGGTTTTTCCGAATCACTATCCGGAAAGTTTTCAAATAATTTAATACGTTTCATTTTAATATATATTAATAACAAAATGCACATTTTTATTAAAGTCAAAAATTAAAATGTGATAATTAATATATACTCAATATGTCTAAAATATTAAAATATAATCAGCACAAAGAGTCACTAAAAATGGCTGAAGAACTTATTGAAATGATTATTAATCCTAAGCTAAATGAGTCTGTTGATGATTCACATATTCAGAATATTCTTAAATCCTTATCAAGAGATTTGAAATTTAACTATAGTTTAGTTTTTACATTTGGTGCTGGAATTAGAGCAATGTATCCAGTTGTTGAAAATCTTATTAAAAATGGTAATCTTAAAGTAGATTTGAATCCAGAGAATATAGTTTTATTAACTATTGCCGCTCTTGCAATTACTTATTTAGAAGAAAAGAATAATAAAGCTGGAGATGATATTGTAGAATGTCCAGACTGTAGTGGGTTAGGTTACATCGGTGAGGAAGAAGACGGAAGTGAAGAAGAATGTAAATCTTGCAGTGGTTCTGGAACATTTAAGAGTGAAGTAACTAAGTCAGATGCGAGAACTATATTAGAAGAACTAAAATTAAGAGGATTTGGAAATGGAATTGTTAAAAAGTTAGTTTCTTGTTTCAAATCAATTGGTAATTTATTTAAGACTATTTTTAAGAATACTCCGTATATAATAAGTGGATTTTTAGATATGTTTGCTTATACAACTATTTTAATACCATCAATGAATGCAATTAGTTGGATGATTGATAAGTATGACTTTAATATTGAAACACTTCCAATGAATTTTCTTTCTATTGGTGTTGGTGTTGGTACATTTTTAGCAAAAAATGGGTTTAACTATTTAGTTACAAAACTAAAAGATAAACTACACATTAAAGTCAATAAAGATTTAGATAAACCTACTTTTGCTAGACCATATGATATTAAAGATGGTGAGGGTGGAGACTTAGGTAAAAATACCCTAATAAAAGAACAGTAATATGAAATTAGCGCGTAAATATAGTGATTATTTAGTATATCAGTTGTTGGAATCTGTTATGGTTACATCAAGAGAATTTAAGAGCATTATACATGATATGCCAAATGGTGATAAGATAGCTGATATTTTATACAATATTATTGATGATAAAACTGATATTAAAACTAATTACAACCTAATTGATGTTGATAAAGAAAAGAATGATGAGGTTTCATTTTTACCAGATAATCAATATCAAAGGTTTATAGCTAAAGGTGATGATGTTACCACCAAAACTAAAGGTAATGCTAAAATTGGTAGAATGATTAATCAGATTCTTAAAGATAATGGACATACTCAATTTAAAGATACTGATGTTGAAAAATTCATCAATAATTTCAAATCTACTTGGAATAAAAAACACGGTATTGTAAATCGTAAAACTGAAGTTGTTAAAGGTAAAGATATTTTAAAATGGTATGATGTGAGTAATTATAACTCTACCAATGGAACTTTAGGTAGTTCTTGTATGAGATATGAAAAGGTTAATCACTTTATGAATATTTATGCTGAAAATCCAGATAAAATATCAATGGTAATTATCACAGATGAGGGTAAATTAGTAGCTAGAGCACTATTTTGGGTATTGGATGAAACATCACAAGGTAATAAAAAGTTTTACTTAGATAGAATCTATACAGAACAAGACTCTGATTTTCAATTCTTATTTGATTGGGTTGTTGATAACTTATGTAATAAAGATCCAAAGATATTAGCATCACATAAAAATTCGGAAAATCAATATGAGATGAAAGTTTTCTTAAATAAAGTTAATTTTGAACATTATCCATATGCTGATAGTTTCAATTATTTATATGAAAAGATTGATAAAGAAGGAAAAATTTTAGGTAATGGATATGTTTCCAATTTTAATCATTATGATGATAAAGATATCACAAGAAACTATTCTGTATCTGAAATTAGAAATCATAATGAGGGATTACCAAGTAGATTAAGTCATGTATTCTCAGAAAAGCTAAATATATTTATTCGTAAAAGAGAAGCCATAAGAGACAGTGAAGCTGGGTGGATTCCAAAATCTATGTGTAAAAAATGTGAATTTTTGGATGAGTGGATATATCAAGATAATGCAGTTTGGTCAGAATCAATGCAAGATTGGATTGATAAAAGACAAGCGGTAGATACTAAAGAATTTGGATTAATACATAGAGATGCAATAATTAAAGTTGCAACTAAATATATTGGTGATTATTTACATCCAATTGACTTTATGTCGAAATTAGAAAGTGGTGTTAATCTATTTGAAATAGAAACAAAGTTGAAGTCTAATGATTGGAAGAGACCAGAGTATAGACTTGGTGGTGAAAGATATTACAGTGATGATTTAGTGGTAAAGGATATTTGGAATGAATGGCAAATTAAACAAGGATGTTTTGAACTTTTTGATTGTGGTCAATATGATGATGTTATGCCAAAAGTTGGCAACTTCACTGGATTGGTAAAAGAAAAAAACGGCAAAGCATATCTTCTTAAAGAAGATGCTGTTTTATTTGGATTGACTCCTGGTAATAGTGATAAATGGATTAGTGTAGTTGATCTTAAATCATTTTATGAAACTTTAAACTATACGGAGTTTATGAAATTTGTAGATGCTTCGGATATTGACCAATCTACTAAAGATTCAATTATTGAGACTAAAACAAAGTTTCATGAGTATTGGTTAGAAAATTCATCTGGTTATACAAGAAGATTTGAAATTTATAGTAAGATGAGTGGTGTAGATGGTACTGATTTATATTTGAAGCTTTTTGATTTAGTTTGGAAAAAATTTATGACAATTGATGAATCTATTAATCTTGAAATCCTTTCAAGATTTGAAAATTACAATTTAACCGATGGCCAAGTACAACTAGTGTATGAAATATTATCTGGATTAACATTAGCTTTTATAATTTATGATGATACTAGTGACTCAAGAGGTATGGTTAATGATTGGTTGAAATCAGAAAAGGCTACCAATTTCAGAGATAGAATTAGTAATATACGTGACCGTGATGGTGATATATCAGGCATCTACTTTTCAGATTTTACTGAAATTTGTAGAAAGATATTTAGAAATTATATTGATGATTTACGTGGAGATATTAGAGTTGTTTCAGATGAAATGGCTAGAGAGTATAACATAAGTAGAGACGGATTTATGTCATTTATTAGTAATTCAATTTCACTTAGAGATTTAAATCCTTACATATGATATTAGAATTTAATAAATTTAACTTAATGACTCAGATATCAAATGAGTTATCTCCATATTTTCCACATATTAAAGTCACTAAAAACTTTTTATGGGCCTCAACGGAATTAGACAAACTCAACAGGCCACAAGTTTCTTTGATTTCAAAAGATTCTATTCTTGGACTCTTACTTAAATTTCATGAAGATGCTATAGAAATCAAATCTATAGTTAATTCTACTAATCAAAAGGGTATTGCTACAAAAGTTGTAGAAGTGATTTTACAAAATCTTAAAGATGGTGACACTATTATTGTTGATAATGATGTTAGTGGTGGATATTGGTCACATATTACAAAAAAATATCCAAATTTTAATTGGATATTTTCTTAATTTTTTATTATAATATAAACTGGTAAAATTTACAAATTAATAAAATTGGCAAATGAGAATTAATTTCATGAACAATATGTATTAAACTTAGACTATCCCAGCAACTATAAATAAAAAATAATTAATATTGAATGACAATATCTTTAGAAAAGGTATTTTTTGCGTATATTATCAAGAATAAGAGATATTTTGATATTGTTGAACCATTCTTCTTTAAGAATGTTGAGATTCAATTTGTTTACACAATTCTCCGAAATTACATGATGAAAAATTCGGATGCAGAAGTTCCACATCCGAAGCAAATTTTAGAAATGGTTTCTTTGGAAGACCGCGATGGTCTTATTACTAAAGAAATTTTGAAGGCTATGTTAACTGTTAATCTTATTGAATATGATGAGATTAACTTTATTGTTCCAAGATTCAATGCTTGGATTCTTTCCAATAGATTGAAAAGTGGTACTGTTGATATAATTGATGAAACAAGAAACTTAGATACTGTCAATGACTTTGAATCAGCTGTTATTGCAGCAAATAAGATTAAAAGTATTGTTGACCAAATGTCTAAAACCGATTTTGTTAATGATGATGATATGGGTTCTGACTTCGATGATCCAGAAAATCACGTACAAGATTCCGCTAAATTTAAAATCCGTTCAGGATTTGAAACCATTGACCATATGCTTGGTGGTGGTTGGGATATTTCAACACTAAATGTTATTATGGCTGAAACAAACAATGGTAAGTCATTGTGGATGCAAAACTTTGCGGTTAAATCAGCTGATATGGGTTACAATGTGCTTTACATTACACTTGAAATGAGTGAGAGAAAAGTAATGAAACGTGTTGGCGCTATGAGATTAAGAATCCCTATCAATGACTATGATACTGTAAGTAAAGACACCGAAGCAATTAAGAAAAGAATACAAAGCCTTAAAAATAATAACAGTGGTGATTTGTTCGAGAAAAAAGTTGGTAAGATTATTACTAAGTTCTGGGCGGCTGGAACGGCTACTGTGAATGATTTTGATAATTATGTTCAAAAGTTAAAAGAGAAAAAAGGAATTAAAATTGATTTAATTATTGTTGATTATATCACATTAGTAGCGGCTGTTAAAGGAATCGCTGGTGATAACCTTTACACAAAAGGTAAATCATTAGCCGAAGGTTTGAGAGCAATTGGTGCTAAATTTAAAATACCAATCATCACTGGTGTGCAGGTATCAAAGGATGCTTGGAATGCAAATGATATTACTTTAGAACAAGTTCCAGAATCTAAGGCAATTGCGGAAACAGCAGACACATTTTTTGCTATAATAAGAACAGAAGAAATGAAGAGACAAAATATCTATCGTTTCAAACTATTAAAACAAAGAGATGGTGACTTCCTAAAGTCACAAGTTAGATTGAATCTGAACTCCACCTACCTAACATTGGAGAATGATGTATTCTTAGATTCTATCTAATAAAAAATAAACAAAACAAATGAGTAAAAAGAAAAAAGATGTAGATCTAGATTTAGAAGACGACTTTAATGAAGAAAGTGAGGATTCAACCGAATCAACACCCGTTGAAGAAGAATCTACTTCAGATGCGGAAGTAGAATCTGAATCAATTGATATTGAAGATGATGATGAACATCTAAATGATGTTATTGAGATTGATGAAGATGATCTAGATTTTGATTTGAAACCAGAGGCACCTGCAGATGATGTTGTTTTATCAAAACATACCATTCAAGGAAAGCATAGCTTAAAATATGATTCTATTTTTAAAGGTAAAAAGGAAGACCCTTTAACCGAAGATTCTCTCGAAATTACTGGTACTAGCTTCAATGATAGTTTTGAAGTAGATAAATCTTCTCATTATTGGTTTGAATCAGTAGATAATGAGAACTATATTAAAGAAAAGAGAATTAAAGAAAAAGTATATGAAGTATTATCAAAACATACAGATATTAACTTTCTAAATAACAGAAGAAAACCATCTCGTGTTGACTTTAATCAATATTATTTTTTGTTAAAAACTAATCTTCAAAAAGAAAGTTTTACAAATATAGAATTGTTTAATGAATTAGCGGTTTATTTCTCAGATAATTTATTTAATATGTTCAAGTTATTGGATAACAAGTGGAGAAATTTAATAATAAGTGAATTACAAGACCATATAGGCAAACAAAATTATTCTAAAGAAGTTTCTAATAGAAATATCTATGAGGGAACTGAGATTGAATTTTTAGGAGAAGATCCATCTGGTATGGTGACTGAGCTAATACATATTACAGGTGTTGTTATAGAAGCTGATTATGGAACATCTACTTTTAGAGTAAACTCATATGAAAAAATCTATGAAATAGATATTAAAAATATTACAAAGATTTTAAATAACACCAAATTCAAGTATAATCTAAATAAATTAAATCACATAGATTTTCTATAAAAAATATTTTTTAAGGTAATACAAAAAATTGAAAAAAACAAACATAAGATTAAACTATTAAAAAATAGATCGATATATATCAATACAAAAAAATAAATTAACATGATTAATATAAAAGTCACAAAAAGAAACGGCAAAAAAGAGCCAGTAATGCTTGATAAAGTTCTGGATAGAATCAATCAGCAAACTTATGGATTAGATCCGAAATGGATTCAACCATTCGAGATTGCTCAAAAAGTTATTGAAGGAATTACTCCAGATATTGAAACAAGAGTATTGGATCAATTAGCTATGGAAACTGCTGCTGCTCTTACTACTAAGCACCCAGATTATGCAACATTAGCAGCAAGAATTGCAATTACTTCTTTACACAAGGAGACTAAAAAGAGTTTCAGTGAAACAGTTAAAGATTTATATAACTACACGGATCCAAATACAAGAAAACACTCACCAGTTGTTTCACAATCTTTCTATAACATTGTTATGAAACATGCTGATGAATTGGATTCGGCTATTGTTCATTCTAGAGACCACAATTTTGACTATTTTGGATTCAAAGTCTTGGAAAGAAGTTACCTATTGAAGTTGAATGGTAAAGTTGCTGAGCGTCCTCAATATATGTATATGAGAACTGCATTACAAGTGTGGGGTGAGAACCTTGTTAAAGTAATTGAAACTTATAATTTACTTTCTGAGGGTTACTATACACACGCAACTCCAACCCTTTTTAACTCTGGTACAACAAGACCACAATTATCATCTTGTTTCTTATTAGATATGGAAGATGATTCTATTGAAGGTATTTTCAATACTCTTAAAGAATCAGCTCAAATTTCTAAGAATGCTGGTGGTATTGGAATTGCTTTCAACAAAATCAGAGCTAAAGGTACTTATATTGCTGGTACTAACGGAACATCAAATGGTATTATCCCATTCTTGAAAATCTTTAATGAAACAGCAAGAGCGGTTGACCAAGGGGGTGGAAAACGTAAAGGATCGATGGCCATCTACCTAGAGCCTTGGCACTCTGATATCTTTGACTTTTTGGATTTGAGAAAGAATCAAGGTAAAGAAGAATTGCGTGCTCGTGACCTTTTCTTAGCACTTTGGACAAATGACATCTTTATGGAAAGAGTTGACTTAGATGAAGATTGGACTTTAATGTGTCCTCACGAATGTCCCGGTTTAACTGAGACTTATGGTGAAGATTTCAGAAAAATTTACTTGGATTATGAATCTAAAGGTTATGGTAAGAAAGTAGTTAAGGCTAGAGATTTATGGAATAAAGTTCTCGAATCACAAGTTGAAACCGGCACACCATATATTCTTTACAAAGATTCAATTAATGAGAAATCCAATCAAGCTAACATTGGTGTGATTAAAAGTTCTAATTTATGCTCGGAAATCGTTGAATGTACAGGAATTACTAAAGTACAGAAAGAAATTCTTCAAAATAAAGAATTACTCGAATCGGTTGGATTAGGTGAATTCTGGGGTGAAGAGTCAGTAAATGAAACAGCTGTTTGTAACTTGGCTTCAATCTCATTAACTAAGTTTGTTAATAAGAACAAAACATACAACTATAACAAATTGTATGATGTAGCTTATCAAGCAACTATCAATTTGAATAATGTTATTGATGTTAATTACTATCCATCAAAAGCAGCAAAATTCTCTAACTTGTTACATAGACCAATTGGTTTGGGTGTTCAAGGATTAGCTGATGTGTTCTTCTTAATGGGAACAGCTTATGATTCTCAAGAGGCTAGAGGTGTAAATAAACAAATTTTTGAAACTATCTATTATGCAGCAATGAGAGCATCTTGTGATCTAGCTAAAGAATCAGGACATTATGCAACATACAAAGGTTCACCTATTTCAGAAGGTAAATTCCAATTTGACTTGTGGGGATCAACCACAACTGATAGATGGGATTGGAAGAAATTAAGAGAAGATATTCTTAAATGTGGTGTTAGAAATTCTTTAACAACTTGTATTATGCCAACGGCTTCTACCGCATCTATCTTAGGAAATGAGGCATCTTGTGAAGCACAAACTTCAAATCTTTATTTAAGAAGAGTTATCTCCGGTGAATTTATTATGGTAAATAAATACTTAGTAAAAGAATTAGTAAAACTTGGTATTTGGAATGATTCTGTTAAGAATAAGATTATTCAACAAAATGGTTCTGTTCAAAATGTACCAGAAGTACCAACTAACTTAAAAGAGATTTTCAAAACAGTTTGGGAAATCAAACAAAAAGATGTTATTGATATGGCGGCTGATAGGGGAGCATTTATCGACCAAACACAATCTATGAATGTGTTTATGGAAAATGTAAACTTTGGTAAGTTAACAGCAATGCACTTCTATGGTTGGGGAAGACGTTCTTTCTTAAATGATTCTAATGGTCAACCAATTATTCCGGTAAATGATCCTAATTGTCAAGTGGTTTATGATAAAGATGGTAATCCTAAATTTTACCGTGAGACAAAGAGTAATTTGAAGACTGGTATGTATTACTTGAGAACTAAGTCAGCGGCTGACGCTGTTAAGTTCACTGTTCAAGAATCAAAAGCTCCAGAAGCAATTGTTCAAAAAACAGTTGAAGAACAAATGGCTGAAATAAGTTGTTCCTTAGATGGTGATGATTGTATTGTATGTGGATCTTAATAAAAAACCTCTCAAAAATTGAGAGGTTTTTTTATTTTATAAAGAAGCTAAAAACATTTCGCTTTCTTTTTCTCTTCTGGTTTCTAATCCTGGGAATTTTTTATTTAAGTTGTAATCTCTTATTGAGTCACCGGCTAACTTCAATTCACCTTTTTTGATTTGTTGTATTAGTTCTGATTGTCTTAAACTACCAACACCAGAGTTAAAAGCTAATGATACTAAAGCATCAAACATACTTTGTGATATTTTCACGTCTATTCCTCTTTCATCCCACTCTTGGAATATTCTTCTTACACCATCGGCTGCTTCTTTTAAATCTTCCTTTAAGTATTTATCAGCCTGAGTTTGTGTTATTTTTTGACCTTTTCTTAATTTAGTTTTACCGATATCTTCAGCATGTCCATATCCAACAGTGACTTTTCCATCACCAATTGTATAAGCTTTTAATACACACTTTTCTTCACTTTTGATATGATTCCAACCTGCCTCGGAAAGTCTAAATTCATATCCAGGTTTGAAAACCTCTTCTTTGTTGACTTTTTCTTCAGCCATTTCTATTGCAATTTCCTTATCTTCTGGTGATGCGTTAGATGTATTAATTATTTGAATAACATTCGTTATGGTATTGAAAACTAAGAGTGTTCCGACAGCATATTTAATCAACTTTTTTCTACCATCTGCAGAAAGACCTTTTAGTTTACTTACAATGTTATCCCAAATAGATTTGTTATCTGATGACTCATTAATAGATAAATTGATATAGTCAATAGTTTGTTGAATTATTAATTCTTCATTGAATTGTTTATAGTTTGATAAATGTCTCATAAATGTATATATTATTTTCACTTTTCACTTTTTATAAAAGTAATCTATAAAAAATCCACCCTTGAAAAAATACAAATTTTAGTGTTCATATATATCATTACAAAAAAATAATTAAAAAATTAAAACTTTTTTAATTGTTAGTATATAAAAATTCTCAGTTCGGTGTGGAAGAGAAATTTAGAAAATAATTTTAGAGATTATCTAAACTTTTTAGAAACACAGAATAAAAGAAAACACTCCAGTAGTGAATAAGTGAGTTACTTCGAGGCTATGAAAAAACACTCATTTATAGATTACTCTGGTCGATTATATAATGTTTGAGGACATGGTCATAGGATGAGATACTTCGTAATACAATTATCAATAACTATGAAAAAAAAACAGAATAGCTAGTCAAGCTTGATGTGTCCCACTGAAAAGTGGTTAAAAAGACTGGTTCATTGACAACAATGGTTCTACCAGAAAGAACTAAACTATATGGGGTTGAAACTAAAGACCATAAAAAAGTTGGGTGGAGAAAAACATCCTAATAAAAATTTCGACAAACTTTCAAAGTTAGATACGCTCTAATAGAAGGCTCTTGTGACAGCTCAACTAGCTTTTCCTGTCTCTCAAATTTATTAAAGACCAGATTTACCAAAAGTGAATCTGGTCTTTTACTTTTAAATAGATAAAATAAAAATATAAAACTATGTCAAAATTTAATGCAACAGTAGTAAAGCCAAAGACAAAAACTACAAACCACGCTGGTGGTGAGGCTTATAAAGAGTCTAATGAATTAGCTCTTGTTTCTCTGTTATTGACTTCATTTGTTAATAACCAATTCTATCGTGATTCTAACCAAACATTAGAAGATTTGAAGAAACAAATTAAATCTATGAGTAACAAAGAATTTGCTGCTAAAGCCGCAATCTTTGCTCGTGATGAATTCGGTATGAGAAGTATTACACACGCACTTGCTGGTGAATTAGCTTCTGATCTTTCTGGTAAAGAATGGGGTAAAAACTTCTATGATAAAGTTGTTAGTCGTGTTGATGATATGACTGAGATTATGTCATATTACTTAGAAAACAAAACTGATAAGAACCATCCTAAGTTTCCAAATTCCTTGAAGAAAGGATTTGCTAAAGCTTTCGATAAGTTCGACGCTTATCAATTGGCTAAGTATAAAGGTGAAAACAAAGAAGTTAAATTGATTGATATCGTTAACTTAGTTCACCCAGTACCAACCGAAAGAAACAAGTCAGCTCTTAACGCGCTTGTTAATGATAAGTTGAAGAATACTCAAACTTGGGAGTCAATGTTATCACAGGCTGGTCAACAAGCTTCTGATGAAGAAGATTTGGCTAAATTGAAGTCTGATGCTTGGATTGAATTAATTTCATCTAAGAAGATTGGTTACTTTGCTCTTTTGAGAAACTTGAGAAATATAATCAATCAAGCACCACAGGCTATCCCAACAGCTTGTGAGTTGTTGACTGATGAGCATATGATTTCAAGAAGTAAAGTTCTTCCTTTCCGTTTTGTAACAGCTTATGAAGAAATTTCTAAGTTGGGAGCATCTTCTGATGTTAGAAAGGTATTGACTGCTATCAATCAAGCTCTTGATATTTCAGGTATCAATGTACCAAAGTTTGATGGTGAAACTCTTGTTGTTCTTGATGTGTCTGGATCTATGAGTGGTCGTCCATCCGAGATTGCATCACTTTTCGGAGCTATGTTAGCAAAAGCTAACAACTGTGATGTTATGACATTCGCAACATCAGCCAACTATAAGCAATACAATCCAATGGATTCTATTCTTACAATTAGAAACAGTTTCCGATTCAGTGGTGGTGGAACAAACCTAGGAGATGTTTTTGTTAAGGCAAATAAAGCTTATGATAATATGATAATTCTTTCCGATATGCAATCTTTTATTGGACATGATACTCCTTTAATTCAATTGAATTCTTACAAGTCAAGGTTTAATTGTAACCCACACATATTCAGCTTTGATTTGGCTGGACTTGGTACACTACAAATGCCGCAAAATCAAATTTACTGTTTAGCTGGATTTTCTGATAGAGTATTTGACGTGATGTCCGCTTTGAAGGAGGATCGTAATGCACTTATTAATCAGATTAATTCAATTTCCTTATAAATTGTTCCTCTGTTAATTTATTCTTGTATATGTTAATTGACCTTTTTGTTATACATAAGTTTTCCAAACTTCCTATAATAGAAGGGTCAATTTCATTTAAGAATCCTTGTTGAATAGAGATCTTATGATCTATTGTTGGATAATTTTCATTATTGTAATTTAGATTAAAATTATCTTTTATTAATTCACCATCATAATAGTCATGATAGTTCCTTTATCTTATCTGATGTTTTTTATTGAGATAGAAATAGTACTTGATAATATATACTTAAAAATAATAATCACATATATGGGTATTGTTGAAATAATGAGAGGTCTTCTATCACAGACCAAAAAGATTGAAACTTCTAGTTTGCCATCACAAGGATTATTCTATAAGCCAGATTTCGAACTAAGAATAAAAAAGGCTGATGTAGAAGATATTATAGATTATGAGTATAACTATGATAAAGATAATCTTTATATGGTAATTGAGTCTGTTAAAAAGATTGTATCATCAAATACTCAATTTAGTAAAAACTATAAGTTTGAAGACATCAAAAGTGTTGATATTATTTTTATATTTTTAGAAATAGTTAAATTAACTATGAATAAAACTATTAGGATTCCATTCTTTAATGATGAGATGGGTAAGCCAGATTTGATTGAATTTAGTAATAAAACTTTCAATTATTTCAATTTTGATAAGTATGAAGTAGATAAAAAGAATGGTGAGATTGTTATTGATAATTATAGATTCTCAATGCCTTCTATTGGAATTGAAAATTGTTTAACAAATTTTTTAGTATTAAAATCAGATGATGTAGATGCTAAAAAATGGAATTCTTATAATTATGATTTTCTTTTCTTTGTTGGTAATAAGAATAATTTAACTTTTTCGGAAATTGAAAACTTAGTAACTATTTTTAATTTTGATTTAGAGCCATCTGAACAAGATAAAATTAGAAAGATAGTTAAGGAATTTATGGGAGTTGTTAGTTACTCACTACAAATAAATGGTAGAGTAGTTGATGTTAAGTCTAAACTTGATTTAGAGGCAATCTGGAAAGATTAGGAAATAATTAATAGGGAAGGTCATGTTTGTATTATATATAAATTATGACGAATCAAATTATATTAGGAGACTGCTTTGAAGTTTTAAAAACAATACCAAAGAACTCTATTGACCTAATACTAACTGATCCACCTTATCAAATTTCTAAAAATTCTAATTTCACTAAAAATTCGGACAACACTAAGTTCAATAAGATTAGTATTGACTTTGGTGAATGGGATAAAGAAGAAATTAACTTTGATTTGTTATTTAGTGAATATAAAAGAATATTAAAACCAGGTGGAACTCTTATTATCTTTTATGATGTTTGGAAATGTGATATATTAAAAGAATTAGCTGAGAAGTGGGGATTTAGACAACCAAGAGTCTGTCAGTGGGTTAAAAACAATCCAACTCCTATTAACTCTAAGATAAATTACTTATCAAATGCAATTGAATTCTTTTTCACTTTCACAAAAGGCAAGAACCCGACATTTAATTCTCAATATGATAAGGGTATTTATAATTTCCCACTTTGTCATGGAAAAGAAAGAACTGAACATCCAACTCAAAAACCATTAGAACTATTTAAGTCAATTATAGAAAAACATACAAATGAAAATGATGTTGTATTAGATTCATTTGGTGGTAGTGGTACAACAGCGGTTGCTTCTTTAAAAGTAAATAGAGGTTATATTTTAATAGAAAGAGATGAAAAGTATTATAATATTTCATTGGATAGAGTTAAACAAATTGAGGATAAAATGATATATAATAAAGTATAAAAAATAATTTAAATAAAATGATTGTAATTAAAAATTCACAATTGAATAATGAAACAGTTGCAGCTTTGAATGAGTTGATTGATATGGACATCAATGCAAAGTTGGCTTTCAGACTTATGAGAATTATCAAAGAGGTTTCTTCTTTAGTTGAGGACAAATTGAAATTAGAAAAGAAGATTTTTGATAAGTATTTAGAAAAAGATGAGCAAGGAAATCCAATTCAGGCTCAAGATGAAAATGGAAATTCAATTCCTGGAGCTGTTAGAATTTCAGATGTTGATTCCTTTAATAAGGAAATGTTTGATTTAATGAGTATTGAAAATACCGTTGAATATGAAAAGGTAAACTTTGATGAATTAAATTTAACAACTGCTAAAATCAAAGATTTAATTAAAATTGAATTCTTATTTAGTTAATGGGTAGATATATCCTTGAAGGTGTGATTGTTCAGTTTAATCAAAAAACACACGGTGGTCGAATCTATGATGAACAAATTTATAGTAAAGAGTTCACTAAGTGGAAAATTAAAAGTAGAAAGTGTAAGATAGAAAGAATCCTCAAAGAAATTTGAGGATTTTTTATTTTATAATAATAGTCATTTGGTAATCAGATATATCTGATTCATCATCAAATCTTCTTGTATTTGGATAATATGGATATTTAACTTCTTCAACATCATATAATTGTTCAAATCTTTTGCCAATTTTGAATCCTATTGGTTCAACCTGTGATAATCTTTTTGGACTTCTGTGGCTTTCATCTTCAAAGTTTATATAAATACAAGGCTTTACATTTTTTATGAATTCTCCAAATGTGGCTTTCTCATATGGTTTATTCATTTCATAGAAGGCATCCCATATTAATCTACAAGTTTGGTCATCAATGTCATAGTCTGATTTAAGTCCATGCCAACTTTGTTTGTAATTCCAAGCAAACATTATCATCAATTCCCATCCAATTAACTCATCGTGATATTCTACCAACCTATCTTCAATTTCTTCAATATCATATTTATTGATTGAATTCATAATTGAAGTGACCTTACTTTTACAAATTTCCCAAACATTATTTTTATCAAAAATCTTATCAATTAGTTTTTTATCATCATTATTTGGCTCTACTAATTTTTTTGATGGATCATTAAAAATTATTTGACGAAGTATGTTTGACTTCATGTCTTTAATGGCTGTTTCTAAAGGTTTAGTTTTAGGATTTCTCCAAGTATTATCAAATTCATAGTCACCTTTATCATACTTACTTTCTAATCCCCAGGTATAATAATCTATAATATCAAAAACTAGTTTATCCATTAGTGGTTTTTCACCATTTGGGCCATCTTGTGTGTAAGCAATAATAAACTTTTCTCTACCGTTGTCATCTTCAATTAAGTCAAAATCACGAAAGTATAATCCAGATATTCTTTCTTGTGTGATTAAAAATTGAATAATAACTTCTCTTGTAGATTTACTTGCCTCTACTTTTTTATCTTCTAAGAATAGTTGATATGATTTGATATTTTTCATGTAGATTATATATTAAATTGGCGATTGGGATTTTAATATATAAGAAAAAGCAGAATATATTAATGGCTACTTATAGTATTGGAAATCCACCAACAGATGCAACTAAATTAACAGACATAACTGAAGTTTTAAGTGTATTGCCTGATAATACATCTAAAGCAATTTTACCAAAGGATATAAGAGATTCGGTTTATACTGTTTGGGAAAATTCTATATTTAAACCAACCACTATTCCTAGTTTTGGAACTAGTTATATTGGTATTGATCAAAATGACATTCAAAGTAAAATATTTTTAGGTAAAAAGACTGCAAATGGTCAATACATCATGAACAGTAATTTATTGGCAAATAGCACTGATGTTGATATTTTCTTTTATAATACAAGAACTGAACCAACTAGTAACTATGATACTAAAATTGCAATTTTGGCTGGCACTGGTTCTAATTTCCAAGGTGGTGATGTTAGTTCTCCATTTTTGCAATCTAAAGTTGTTACTACAGTTAATGGTAGTTACTTAAACTTTGAAATAGGAAACTCTTCTTATGTCCAAGTTGGATTAACTAAATCAGGTGGTGATATTAACATTAAAAGTGATAATGGAAACATCTCTTTAAATGGAGTTGTTTTTCCTACATATACTGAAAATCAATCAGTTACAGATGGTTATGTTTTAACTTATAGAAATCCAGGTGGAACACCATTGGTGGTTTGGGAAGCAGTTGCCACTCAATCCACATCAGCTTCTCTTATTTCAGCTGGAACAGTATCAATAAGTGGTAGTCCGGTTTTACTCAATGGTCAAAATATTAACTTCACAGATGCTACTCCAATACCATCTGCAGTTGGTTCAATTCCAGTAGGTGCAACATTTAGTAATGTTCCGGTAGTAGAAATGATTAGAAGAATTTTGTATCCATATGTTGCACCAACATTAGCTACTACTGTACAGACAACTGGTATCTCACCTGCTTCTACAATTATATTTGAAGCTGGTAATTCAGCTTTAATCAGTAATGCGAAGCTTAACTATACAATAAATAGAAGTGCAGCGACATACTCAATAACATCAATTAGTATAACTGGTGGTGCATATGTCGGTAGTTTACCAGTTGTCGGATCAATTACAACTGGAACAACAACTGGATTTGTTAATGTAACTGTTCCGGCATCCTTGAGTGGTACTGCGTCATATAATTCTACTAATTGGGTAACCACAATAACAGATGCAGTAACAACAAGAACATCACCAACAACTATTAAAACAGTTATTCCTTGGTACTATGGAACAGCAACTGTATCACACACAACATCTACTATTATTAATATATTAAATCCATCTACAACAACAATTGTGACTGATAAATTAACACCACTTATTACAGAACCAGCTACTTCGGTTAATTCATCTTTTAATAAAACTGTTAACTTCTCTGGAATTAATAAATATATTTATTTTGGATATCCATCTGATTTTCCAGATTTGGTTGAAATTAGAGACCACACCAATAATAATATTTTTAATGCGTTCACTAAGTGGGTTATTACCGGTGTCAATGCTCCCGCTGGTTCTTCGGGTGTATGGACAGGAAAGAGTTATAAATTTTACATATATAATGGTAGTTTGGGAATTGCTCCTGCTACTACAAATTTACCAACACCTTATGGAGCTTGGACATTCAAATTTGCATAAAAATAAATATTAAAAATGGCTGGTATAGTAATAAATTCCAATTTTGACGTAAATCAAATTATTCCACTGGATTCAAGATTAGTAGCAACTAGTTCTGAGTCAAGATCTAATATTACTTGGAAATATGAGGGTATGAAAGTTTATCAAACTGATAACAAGAAAACATATCTTTGGGATGGTGCAACTTGGACACAAGAGGCTGGTGGTATTTATGGTGGTAGTGGTAGCTTAGTTGGTGATACATATGTTGATACTGGTGTTGTTGGTGCTACACTTAATAATAAGTCAAATATTTTATTTTTATCATCCACTAGTGGAAGTAGTAATATATCATTATCTTCACAATTTAATAGACACACTACTACCGGTTCTCCTGATTGGACAACAGTTGAAGTTAAAAATCAATTTAGATGGAAAACATCTGGTGGATCTTGGACAGATGGTCCTTATATATCATATAATCCATCGGATACAAATGGAAATGAAGGTGGTTTAGCATTTGGTACTGGTGATAATTCTGCCGTTTCGGTTGCAGAAAGAATGAGAATAACACCATCTGGTACGATTGGTTTTGGAACAAATAATCCAAAAGAATCTATTCAGATTGGTTCTTACCCGGTTTCATATGCTGGCCAATCTTTGCCATTAACAATCCATAAAGGTGGAAATGCAATTATCGCATATAACTGGTATTATGATAGTGGTGACTTTGTTTTTGATTCAACTAAAGGTTCCTCCAGAATCGGACAATCTGATGGTGAGATAAGATTCTTAAATAGAAAGCCAAATGATCCGGCTACAACTTGGATAGATTCTTTATATTTATCAAATACTGGAAATGTTGGTATTAATACTACTTCGCCATCCTATAAGTTGGATGTGAATGGTGCAATTAGATCTACTTCTAATGTTACTTCAGTAAATACAATAAGTGATAAGTTTATATTTACTGGTGGAGCGCAATTTATTGGATCGGGTGGTTCTATATATGCGTCAGCTAGTTCTTACTTTTTGCAAATTGGAGTTAATAAGATGACTATGAGTAGTACTGATACCTCATTTTATACCAATGTTTTGGTAAGTGGTACAATTAGCACTACTAGTAATATAGTATCAACTAATGGAAGTATTACAAATTATGAGTCTGCTACTAATTTAAGTTCACCTCTTACTTATCTTTATTATTCAGTAGATGGTTCTTGGGGAACATCAACTGATAGTTTTAGTAGTGGTGGTATAACTTACACAGTAAAAGCATATAGAGTTGGAGCATTAGTTCATTTATCCGTTCTTATAGTAAGAGGAAACCCTATTCAATATGATGGTGGTGCCGGACCTTTCTATGGTTGGACAATGAGATTGAGTGGACAAAGATTCAGACCAGTAAACACAACATACGGTGTTGGTTCTGGTGGTTTTTCTGGAAGTGGAGTTTATGGACCTGCAGCAATGTCTGTATTTGTAAATACAACTGTATTAGCTTCACATACCGGTGATTTTTATGTTCAATTTATACCATATATTGATGCTGGAGGTAGTAATGGATCAGGATATAGAGCTGCTTCTAGAGATAACATTACATTCTCTGGATCAATAACTTATGTTGCTGGAGATACTACTGTAAGTAGTGGAGGGGGAGGAGGAGGAGCAGGTACTTAATTTACTACCTTCTCAAACCAATAATTAAAATAGATAAAATTATTATTAACTAAATTATAATAATCATTGTTATATTTTATAACAATCTTATTATCATATGCTCTTACTAATTCTACTTTAAGTCCCTTTTCTAAACGAACCATTCTACCGGTATCAACTGAGTAACAAATGATATAATCATTAATTAAGGTATATTTTCCTTCTTCGGGTTGTAACCACTTTTTAAGTGTTTTAATAATTAATCCCTTTGTTCTGATAATCCATTCTTTACTTTGAACTAAGTCAAAGTCTTTAAATACTTCGGATTTGAATATGGTATCATTTGTTAAAATATTTTCAATAACACCAAAATATTCTTCTTCATCAATTACAAAACTAACATAAATGTCATAATTAACATCATCAGCACTCACAATTCTAAGTACTTTTAATGATGTGATTTTTTGTTCTTCTAAAGCAAATTTAGATTTTAGTGTTCTAAATGAAGCACTATTTGATAAAGAATGTAAGATATTATTAATTCTAGAAATACCAGATCTGATTGCGTCCTCGTGTCTATCAAAGGCATTGACTGATAGTTGTGGATTATCAACTTGTACAGCCATTTGTGCTGAATCTGGATTTAACCTTTGTGAGTTGAACTCGGTAAATTCTAATATTAGTTTGTTGCGTTTCATATTTTATATATACTATATATTAAAAATTAAACCTTAATTATGAAGATTAGAAAATTCTTTGAAGCCGATGAGACGGTTGATATTTCAAATGATAGAGTTAAAGAAATTATGGATCAATTATCAAATATTGCTTCAACTATTGACGCTAAAAAAGAAGAAATACAATCTTTAACAAATGAGTTGTCAAATTTTAGAAGTAAATCTAAAAAATCAAATGACCAAGTTGATGATTCTGTTTCTAATTTAGAAACAATTAATTCTAAATTTTCTGACATCTTATCATCGTTAGATACTACGGTTAATAATCTAAAGGATTACAACGATTCGGGTAGAAAGTATCTTTATTAATTTTTTTCATATAAACAAATATGGATAAAATTTTAATTGGGAGAAAAGGAAAAGATATAGAACCTGGATATGTTTGGGTTCCATATATTATTTTAGAATCAAAAACGGTCGTTATGGATTCCAATTTTTCTCCAAAAATGAGTCTTAAAAGTAGATATGGGGTCTTAGAAACCAAACAACAAAAAAGATCTAAGAAAATTAAAAAGGTTTTAGAAAATGCAAAGTAAACCAAGATCAGAATATTATTATGAAGTTTATCTTTTTAGTGAACCATATTTTATGGTAATAGAAGATGATTCTATTATTGATATGAATCTTAAAGAAGAAGTAAATCCTAATTCTTATAAAGAGTCAAAAAGAATGTATAGTCCTACTCCACAAAGAAAATACATTGAGATTCAATATGATGATGTTTTCTTTGATTATAATTTGGAGGGTTGTAAAAGAGATATGTTTTCAGTTGTTGTTATAGTTTATAATGCTGCTGGTCAATTTTTACAGCAAATGGATTTACACGGTGAAGATTTACTTATAGAAGGTAGTAATTTACTAAGATTATATTATGACCAATTAACTCTAAATAGCGCAAATCCTTCTATAAATCCAAATTGGGGAAATGCTATAGATACATACAAAAGAGAAAGAGTGTCATATTTACGTGATGTAAAAATAGACACTCTTCTAAAATAAATTTTGTCTTGTTTAGAAATAAGTTTGTTCAAAGTAAAGAACTTGAAACTTATCATTATAATCAACCAATACTAAAGCATTTAATAAGTCACTATACTCAATTACTGCTTGTTTTTGGATTTCTCTATATTCTTTTAGGAAATCAAATGTAGTTAAATCAGATGTGAATAATTGTGAAGATGATTGATTATAAGCTTTCATCAAACCTTGTTCCATTTGATAAGCTCCATTAATAATCTCAACTAAATTTTCAAAGTCATGTTCTGTTTCTGTTACAGGAATCTGTGGCATAACATTGAAATCATCCATATATTCTTGAAGACCTTTTGCATGGTCTAACTCAGAACTAGCTTCTACCTCAAAAAAAGAAGCAACTTTTTTGTAGTTTTTATTTCTACACCAGTTAGCAGCTGAACGATAGTAGTAATGAGCTGTATATTCATCTTTGATTCTATCTGTTAAAATGGAAACAGTTTCACTATCTAATGTTGATGGTGTGATAACTCCTTCTGTTGGATTGTCAATTTTAGTTGGAGTTGGTATTTCGGGTCTGAATTTTCTGATTTCCATATTATCTGTTGAATCTTAATTTGTATAACAATTTATAAATAGTTGATATCACTTCATCAATTGTGTTTTGTAAGTGACTATCTTCTTCTAATATTGCTTTATATCTAGTATCTTTGATAAATTGAACTACTTCTTGAAAGTATTCAATTTTATCTTTAGTTTTTGTTTCTTTAGTATCAATTACATCATACTCTTCAATCAAATCATA